CGCCGAATTAGACGCTATATGTGTATTGGCTTATGATGATGATGGAAATCGTTTGCCTTATTCAATAAGTGTTAGTATCTTTGGACAGGAATGGGATAGGGATAATTACTTATTTGAGGATAAGCCTGCTACTTTTAGGAGATTTGACCAAAAGGTGGCTGTTCATGTAATAGTGTTTAATAGCGAGATAGATAAGAGATTGTATGATTGTAACGAAGAAGTAATAATAGAGAAACATTAATTAAAATAAATAAATAAAATGAAAGAAAAACAAATTAGAAAAGTAACCTTATCCTCAGAAGGATTAAAAGGTTTAATTATTGAAGGTACTGTAGAGACGGTAAAAGAGAATCGTATTGCTATTAATGGGTTTAAGGACACTGTTCGTCATCCTATACATCTTGATTTAGAAGATAAGATTAAGGATTTAAGATTCCATGCTTTGAATATTGCGGGATTAATTACAGATTCTACACCTAAAAGTGAGAAGTCTAGTTTAATAGCTAGTTGTAATGTATTATCTTTTGAGGTAAACGATGATTACTTCGTATTAAAAGTGGAGAGTCGCGTATTCGATACTAAGTTCATTAAGTTTAGTACTCCTAAAGTAGATAGTTCGGATGGGTATGAGTTCTTTGATATTGTTAAACAACTATTAGGAGAGATTCTTATTGAAGTTCATGCTTACACAAAAGGATTAAAGAAGATTACTAACGAGGAGATTACGGTTCGTTATATCCAACAAGGCAAAGACTCTAATATAGATATGGAGGCATTTAAAGAGATGTCTAACGAAGATAAGAGAGATTATATGACTTCTGTATTAGAGAAGCTAGGATGTATCGTTATAACTAATGAGGATATGGATATTAGTAGTATTGATATTACGGAAGAAGTATTGATATTGGAGGAGATTGCTGAACCAATTAAATTAAAAGCGTAATGGCTATCCACACATTATTTCCAAATAAGGTTTACTTAGACCCTATCGCCCATAAATACTTTGATAACGAAGGATTAGAGTATATGGGTTTTAGTAAACTTTATGGGTACTTAGTACCTAAGTTTGATTCTGATGGTATATCCAGAATTATGGCAAGGAATAGCGGAGTATCTCAAGAAGAAATTCAGGCTGGGTGGAATAAATCTACGGAAAACGGAACTAGAATAGATAAGGCGCTGGAGTTATATGCTCAAACTGCTACTTTTTTACCTGAAGATGCTGATTTAAAAGAGTTAGTGGTTAGTGTACTTGAGAAGTATAAAGGCTATAACAGGACTTATGAGCAAGGAATACCTTATGATTTAGAAAGAAGACTTGCCGGCAGTTGGGATAAGCTAAGTTTAGTATCTAACAGAAAGGATAGTAAGTTTCATTTATCTGATTTTAAATGTTTTGCTAAAGGATACGATAGTTTATTCAAAATTAGCGGTCAATCATTCTTAAATGCTCCATTTAGTCACCTTCCTAATAACAAATACACTAAAATTTGTTTCCAATTAAGTTATTATTCACATTTATTTGAGGAATTAACCGGAAGAAAGTGCGAGAAGTTATTTATTGACTTAATCACTCCTATTTGGAATGAAGATGATACATTAAAAAGCTATAAGAATGAAGCTGTACCTGCTATGTACATGAAGAATGATGTTAAGTTACTATTAGAGTATTTTAAAGACAAAATAGTAAGTGATATGACTCCTAGAGCTACTTATTCTAACTTAGATATAGAAGAATTTTAATAATTAAAAATAAACAAATATGAAAACAAAAAAAGAAGAAATAGTATGGTATTTAAAAGATAAAGAAGTCGGTAGGTGCGAATTACCAGAATGTACTTTGGGAGGTTTTAGAGATTGGCTAGCTTTTAATAATGGCGTATCAGAATACGATAATGTTAATTTTTTATCAAATGGAGAAATTAGAATGAATGGTAAGGAGCATCTGTTTGACGGAAAACCTTATGGTGAATTTGCGGGTAAACAATATTCTGAACGGATTAAAAATAAATATTTTATATAAATATTAACTAAAAATTACATAAATTAGTAGCGGAAACGAGATGTTGTCCGCTATTTTTTTTTATAGAAACATATTATGAGTTATTTATTTCACTTAGACCAAAAGAACAATTCTGTTCTTCATCCTGAAGCAGTTAAACTGTGTCCAGAACTAGGATTATTAAACGAGAAGGAGATTCTTTTTATTATACTAGCATTTGATTACAATTCAATTTACAAACAATACCCTGAAAGACAAAGATTATCTAAAGCTATATGGCACGTATTCGGAGATAACAATCCTAAGTTTTTGGATGAAGATAAAAGGGAAAAGAGAATACAGGCTGCTATAAATGCTTACAAATCTTTACAGTATAATAGAAACGAGGAATTGATTTCTATTTACCAACAAAAAATAGAACAATCTCAACAAGAAATATTAATGGAGGATAGTTCTACTAGATTAAAGAATCTAAGAGATATTATATCCGGTTTCCGTAAAGATATTAGAGAGTTAGAATCCGAAATTATAGAAAAGAATATACTAGAAGCAGAACTTAAAGGAGACAGAGAGTTAAGCCTTATGGAATCTTGGCAAACTAACATGAAGCACTATAACTCAATTAGATTTAAGAAATAATGGACATAAAAGATATACCTATTCTAAAATCCCCAATGTATAAGGGAAAAAATTTTTGTGCAAATCCTGTAGTTAAATACGGAATACCAGGCTATGCAGATAGTTTACTAAATCCTAAAGTCGTAGGAACTCCTGATTACTTAAAGTATTGGGAAGAACAATTATATTATATTCACAATGGTATTCAAACAGGAGGTATTCATATTCCCGGCAGATACTATTACTTTTTGAACTTTAGTACGTTCTCTACTGTTGGCGGTGTTGTAACTCCCGATATGTGCGACTTGCACCTAGAGTTAGCTTACTTAATAGATTATGCTAAGGCTAATGGTAAGAATATCATGGCAGCTAAAGGTAGACGTAAAGGTATATCCGAGTTTACCCAAAAAGCAGTTGTAGATTATGGATATAGATTTAACTATGCCTATCAAGCAGGTGTAGCGGCAGGATTAAAGGATTACGCTGAGGATTTTATGAAGAAGTGGAGTTTAGCAGATTCATTAATAGTTCCTGAGTTTAGGATGGGTACATTATTGAATAATGATGACGAGGTTATTGCAGGATATAAGATAAAAGACAAAGGTCAATACATAGACAAAGGAACTAATAGCAAAATACTAGTTCGCACCATGCACACTAACCCTAATATGTTTAAGGGATTGTATTTAAACGATGTAATCGCAGAGGAGTGCGGAGAGTTTGAGAAATTAAAAGAGTTTTATTCAGCTACAAGAGCTTGTTTAACTAAAGGTAATAAGCAAATAGGAACTATGTTCTTTTATGGTACAGGAGGAAACATTAACAAAGGTTCAAAAGACTTTATGGAAATGTGGAATGAACCTGATTCTTTTAATTTTATTAAATTCCTAATACCTGCAACTAGATTCTATTTTCCTCACTATGGCGGAGCAACTGACAATACTCAGGATGTTGGAGAAGTTCCATCTTTATTAACAGGAGATAAAAAACCATATCAATTAATAGGAGTAGAAGATGAATTTACTGCTAAAGAATCAATACTAAGAGATAGAGCTATTAAGAAGAAAGGTCCATTAAAAGATTACTTAGAGGAGTTACAAAACTTTCCATTAGATGAGACTGAGATATTTAAAAAGATGTTTAGTAACAACTTTGATATTGAAAAGATAAATAATCAACAAGATGCTATAAGTGCTACTCAAAATAAATATTCTAAGTACAGATTAGAGTGGATATTAAATGATAAAGGAGAGCGCGGAGACAATCCTAGAGTAAGAGCTGTCCCGGCAAAAGATACAGATGACGAAAGAGATTGTGTGTTAATAATGGATGCTTACCACCCTAATCCTAAATTTCAATCTTTATATGTTGGCGGAATAGATGCTTATGACCAAGATAAAGGTGTATCTAAATCTTTAGGAGCTATGTGTGTATTGATGAGAAGAAATACAATACATCCTGATTTTCAATTAGGTCCTGTTGCAATAATTTGTACTAGACCTAAAAGAAAAGAAATGTTTTTTGATATGTGTTGTAAATTATCTGTTTATTATAATTTAGTTGGAGCGACATTAGGAGATAAGGCTAGTAGCTCAGGTATCATTACTTGGTATAGAGATAATGGTTGTCAAAAGTATTTAGCGGTACGTCCCACTAAATTTGAGAGCACTAACTCGGAACAATCACATGAGTATTGGGTATCTTTAAACACTTACAGTAGACCTTTAATGGTAGGATTAATGCAATCTGCAATTTATGATTATGTCCAAAATATTTGGTTCCCAGAACTTATTAATCAATTAGGTAATTTCGATGAGGTTACAGTAGGAAGTGATAATGACTTAGCGGATGCTTATGGTATAGCTTTAATGCAAGATATAAGCACAGTCATTTCTCCAAGGGATTTGAATTATAGTTTAAAAGATGACCCTTTTGTATTAAATTCATTTGAAGATGATGATGAAAAAGAAAAAAGAATCAGTCTTGAACAAGATTGGAAAGGTTTTGGTAGATAATACACAATTATTTACTATTTTTGATAAAAATATAATCAACTATGCAATTTCCATCGCAAACCGTTCCCCAATATAAAAAAGATAAAGCTTGGTGTCAATTACACTTAGATTACGGTCAAAGAATACTGAGAAACAGTAACTTAGCCAAGCAAGAAATGGATAACCATTACAAGCAATTTAATGGGGTTAAGCGAGCGGGAAGTTATAAGTATTTAATTAACACACATGGTAAAGAAAATCGTGCTCAATTTATATCTTATAGAGCTTGTACTACAAAAATTCAACTAATGGTTGGAGAGTTTTTAGTAAGACCATTAAGTGCAACTGTTTATACAAACAATAGAGATGCTAAATTCCAAAAGATGTCTCAGTTTGAATTTATGACAGGGGCAATGGTTGCTAAAAAAGAGATACAAGAATTAAAGGATAAAGCAGGTGTAGACATAATGGAAGGCGCTCCGATTCCTGAAGATGAGAATGACCCAATTTGGGAGAACTTATCCACAAAGGATAAGGAAGAATTAATTATGCAATCTATTCTTAATGAGCAAATACCTGCATTAGATTTAAAACAAAAGTTTGCGGATAACTTATTAGACTGCGCTATTACTTCTGTTATGTTTGGTAAAATAGAACGTAACGAAAAAGGAGATACAGATTATATAAACATTGACCCTAGAGATGCTATCTACGAAGAAATTAAAGGAGACCCGCATTTAGAGAAAAGTCCTATTAAAGGATGTCGTCAATGGTTGCCTTTGCATGAAATATTAAGACGTTACCAATTAGATAGAAAACAAATTGAAACAGTTGAATCTATTGGTAAAAACCCAACAACTTATTACTCAGATAGCATTAAAGATGGTCCAAGTGGAACAGGATTAATCGCAGAGGTTATTCATGTTGAATGGATTTCTGTTATACCTGAGTATTACCAAAAGATTAAAAAGACTATAACTCAATTAGCCTTAGACCCAACTGACGAGTATATCTATATTGCTTTAGATACAGACAGATATGAGATGAATAAAGAGCATTGGGATAATAAGCCAGGGATAGAGATAATTGCTAAATACAGAGAAGATTTATGGGAAGCGACTCGTATCGGCGGATTAAAAGAACTAGATGTTAATTGCAGACGAGTTCAATTCCAAATGAGAAAGGTAGATAATCCTGCTTATATCTTAAGTAGCTCTTACGTTGGATATTTATTCAACACTGTAGATGGTAGACGTATTTCTTTATTCCAACAAATGGAGAATTGGAGTAATATATTTGACATTACTATGTATCAGATATTAAAAGATATTAATAAGTTCAAAGGAAAGATATTAGGATTTAACTTAGCCGGCTTACCTGCAAAATCATCTGTTAAAGCATTGCAGTACGATATGGTTAATGATGGATTTGTAACTTATGACACATCAGCAAGTGGTAACTTTCATGGTAGAGACGTATCTTTAAATAACATATTACAAGTAGAAGATTTAGGGTTAAGTAGCTCATTTGGTCCATTGATTCAGTTCAAAGACCATATCTTGCAAATGATGGACAGAATGACTGGAATCTCTGAAAATAGAGAAGGTCAAATTGCGGCATCTGCAACAGCTACAAACACCAATTCTGCTATACAAGCATCAAGAACTATTACAGAGCCATTCTTCTACGGAGTTTACTCTTTTATAGACAAGACTTTAATGAGAATTATAGAGTCAACTAAAATCACTTGGGCATTCTATAAGATAGAGGAAGGAGAGCAAATATTAGGTATTGATAAATCTAAATTCATGCGTGTAACTCAAGAATTAGGATATAAAGATTACGGTGTACATTTACAAGATTCTGGTAAGTATTCAGAAGTTAAGCGTTACATGGAAAACTTAATGGCTAACTCTTTAAATGCAAAAGAAATACGTCCGGAAGATGCTTTAGCATTTGCTTGGTCTGAAACTGCTATTGAACAAAAACAAATATTAAAAGAAGGCTGGAATAAGGTTAAAGAAATGCAATCTCAATCTCAACAAATGCAACAACAGTCTCAAATGCAAATGCAAGAGCAACAAATTCAAATGCAGCAACAACAACTTCAACAGCAATTAGAAATATCTAATGCGGATAGAGAAGATAGGCAAGCTGCTAGAATAGAGGAGATTATTGCACAAGGAGAAGTTGATATTAAAGTGAATGCAGCAAAGGCAGGAAATGATGTTACTAAAATGAATTTCCAAGCTCAAACAGAAAATCTTAATAATCAAAATCAAATGTTAGAATAATAATTCTATATTTGTGTAATTAAAATTATAAACCATGACAGAAGAAACAACAGCGGTGCAAAATAATATGATTCGAGAGGAATCATCTGCTCCGGCTCGCGCAAACTTCGAGTTACTATCGGATGATACGTTTTTAAATTCAAACTACAACGAAGCAACAGAAGAAGCCAAGCCTACGGAAACAGTTAAAGAAGATGCTTCAAAAGATGAAGTTAAAGATTTAGGACTAGAGCCTGAAGTTAAAGTAGAAGAAGCTGCAAAGCCTACCGAAGCTAAAGAAGAATCTACGACTGAAACTGAAACTTTAGATTTAGAACCTTTATCTTTAGAGGATACTAACTCAAATGAGCCTGAAGATGGTAGTTGGGCTTATATAGCTAAACTAGATGGTTTAGAGTTAAAAGAAGATACTTTAGAAGCTTACAAAGAAGCTATAACAGCTCCTTATGAAGAAAAGCTAAGAGAGGTTGAATCTTTAACTACAGAGAAGTTAATATCTAAGTTTGAGGACCCTAATGTAAAGATGGTTTTTCAATTAGCAGAAGCAGGATTAACATTTGATGAGATTGTAGCTCCTTTCACTAAGATAAATGAATTTAAGGCTATGCCGGCATTAGACTTAGTAAGAAAGAACTTAGAATTAACTCATACTGATTGGACTCCTGACATGATAGATACAGAGATGGAAATCTTAACTGCTGTAGACGGAAGATTAGAACACGAACACAAGAAGATAATTGTTGAGTTGGATAACATCCAAAGAGAAGAACAACATCGTAGAGAAGATATAGTAAATAATTATAAAGTAAATTCTGAAAAATATGCCATACAAGAGCGCACTCAGAAGTTAGAATCCACATCAAAAGCTTTGAATAATATGTCAGAGTTTATGGGTTCTCCTTTAACAAGTGAGGTTAAGAATGGATTAACGGAGAGAATGAACAATGGAAAGTACGACCAAATGTTTGATGACCCGACAAAAAGAGCAGAATTTATTGCATATATAGAGTTAGGTCAAAAAGCTCAGAAAAATTTAGAAGCTAAAAGCTATGCTAAAGGGAGACTTGAAATAACTAAAAAACTGCATAACACACCGCCACTAACAAGTGGAGGAGCAGGTAAATCAGTAACAACAAACGCGGAAGGTAATTTTGAAAGATTGAAAGGAGACACGTATCTTAATGGTTAAAAAATAATAATAATAATTAACCAAAAAAAAAATAAATTATGTCATTAAATCCAGGACAAACTCAAATCGTAAAAGGTTCATGGTCAGCAGACTGTACAACCGAGTTCGACTTAGTAAGAAACATGCAAAAAATGCCCGAAATACGTAAAGTATTAGAGCGAGTTGACAGACGTCAATTAACAACATTATTAACTTCAGGAGCTGTAGGACCTTATGGTATCGACGTTAAAGCTGAAACTAAATTTGGAAAAGTAAAAGACAGCCAATTAATTGGTGATTCTTCTTACCGTTTCAACATTATGGGTCGTATCCAAAAAGCTGCTACTATCCTATCTCAAGTAGGTTCTAGCGGAACTGATGGTTCTTTCCAATTAGTTATCGCTGACGAAGGTGGTCGTGGATGTTATATCTACAAAGGACAAATCGTATTGTTTGCTAACGCAGGTCGTTACCAAGCTGTAGTTATGTCTACTCCTACTCGTGTAGCTGCTGGATGGTTAGTATCTTTCCAAAATCAACAAAAATCAGTATTCTCTTTTGCTACTGTAGTTGCTTCTCAAACAGGTGGTACTTATACTTGTTTCCCTTCTACTACTGCTTACTCTGAAAAATCTTTAAAAGGATATGGTCGTGACCAATTCCCTGACACTTTCATTGTAGACATGACTACTCAGCGTAAGACTGTATCTATCTCTGGTGGAGCTGCTACAGACATCTTATGGTATGAATACATGAGTTCTAACGGACCTGTAAAAGGATGGAAATTTGAAAAAGTTCGTCAAGCTGAAGCTCAATGGGCTGTAGAGAACGAATTTGCTAAAATCTTTGGTGTATCTTCTATGAAGAATGCTGATGGTTCTCGCGCAACAGTTTCTAACTTAATTGATGAAGAAACGGGATTACCTATTACTATCGGTGATGGTATCGAAGAGCAAATTGGTGGTGGTAACGAAATTTTCGGTTCTGGTACTAATGGTGAAGCTACTGAAGACGACTTTATTGATGCAATGAATATCTTAACTAAATCTAGTAATGATACTGTAGGTGTAAACTTAGTATTTATGACTGGATTAGATGGTTATTATAACGCTCAACGCAAGATGGCTCGTTTTATTGCTACTCAAAATGCTACTTTGCGTCAAGATGTTAAAGGTGGAGCTTCTATCGAAGTAGGTTACGAAATTATGAAAATGCACTTCGCAGGAAGTTCAGTTTGTTTCGTACAACATCCTTTATTTGATGATGATTTACGTTTCCCTGCTAAAGGTTCTGATGGAAAATCTATCATGTCATCTACTTATATCGGTGGTGATTTAGGAGCTATTAATGATTCAAATATCGAAATCATCGCTAAAGGTGCTTACGGTGTTAATCGTTCTAACGTAGTTGCTACTATCAACGGTTTAACAGGTATGGCTGGAGAAGCTATCTCTGAAGAAGATGCTTGGAAAATGTCTATGTTACGTGAAGATATGATTGTTATCTACAATACTCGTAGATGGTGTATCATCCGTAAATCATTCTAATCTAAGAATAGATATACAATTAAGAACCCTTGTAGAAATACAGGGGTTTTTTATTACAAGTTTGTCATATTTTTATATCAAAATATTTTATTACATTTGCCTAAACAATTTAAAAAATAAACAAAATGAATGTATTTAATCTTGACTTGAGACAGTCTACGGCGAGAGGCTTAAAAAAAGATGTAGATTACAAAGAGATTTTGGACGGAAACGGTTTCGCTCATAAATTTGTAAATCTTGAAAACCCTAAGTATTGCCAAATGGAAGGCGTTATTGAAGTAGAAGCTTTAAAGGTAACTAACAAGCATCTGAATCAAAAAATTATCCGTAAAACTAAAGACAGAAACACAGGTCTTTATTGGGGATTACCAATTAGTATTAATCCGGACACAAAGGAATTGATGTGTAAATCTTTTACATTAGAAGATAGAAACATATTCGATTTATCTGTTCCTGACCAAGCTATTGCATGGGCTATTTTAAAGAATAGTACTTGTATGGAAGGAAGCCCTAATCTTTATGGAAAACCTTACTACAAGGTAATAGACAAGGAAAAGAAAGCTGCTGAGAATATTAGCAAGAGAACTATCCGCCAAAGAGCAGAAGTTATCATTTCTAAATTACAAGGTTCTTCTTTACAAGAGATGGCTATTAACTTAGGAGTAAATGTAGATGCTAATAGAAACATATCTATGCTTACGGATGAAGTTTACCGCAAGATGGAAGAGAATCCAAAAGCATTTATTGAAATGTATGAGAATCCACAAAGACAATACATCTCTATCTTTAATAAAGGATTAGCTTTAGGTGTATTAGATTACAATCTTACAGAAGGAACTTATAAGTATAATGGATTACAAATGGGTCATACAAAAGAAATGGCTATTAAGTACTTGGTAGATAACAACAACTTAGCTACCTCTATTGATACTAGATGCACCTCTTTAGAGAATGAGTCAAGAGAAGCTATGAAACTTCGCCATGAAGAGCAAAACGAATCAGATGTTTATGATGAAGTTACTGAATTAAGAAAAAGATTAATGGAGGCGGAAGCTTTGTTAAAAGAGAATAAAATAGAAAAAGAAGTAGAATTTGTTTCTCCTTTTAATTTACCTGAAAAAGCTAAAGATAATGAATCTGAAATGGCAGAATTAAGAGAGAGAGCAAAAGCTCTAAAGATACCTGGTGCGCACTTGCCGTCAGTTAAAAAAGAGACCCTGCTAGCTAAGATAGCCGAAGCTGAGGGTAAATAGTTTATACTATATAAAAAAAAGAGCCTTATGAGAAATTGTAAGGCTTTTTTAATTTATCTTTATATCAAAATTATTTAAAAATGAACGCGATAGAAGTATATAATTCAGTACAACTTTATGTAGATAGAAGTAAAGGAGCTAGGTATTATTTTCAAGAAATTAACAAAGCTGTAAATGATGCTATTAAAATGAAAATAGATGACATTACAGATACTGCTAATCAAAACAAGCTTAGTGGGTTAGATAGATTTCAAGTGTTTAGAGATGAGCTTTATACGCTAATGAAAAGCAATACATTTGTTCCTACTGTTGTTGGACTGTATAATACAGACGTATTAGTTAATCATATAAACTTTCCTGCTGATTACAGAGCGTTTGCGGCATTAAGTTTAACAATAGATGGAGCTACTACTTATGGTAGACAAACTACCTATAACGAAAGAGGACCTTTATTAGAATGTAGTTTTAGAAAGCCTACCAATTCTAAGATTTACTTTTTAGAAGATTCTACGGGATTAAAAGTATATAGAGGAACTACAGGGACGGCAAGTTCTTCTGTTTTGGATTACGTTAAACAACCTGTTGAATTTAACATGGGCAATGAGCTTAATTTAATAGATGCGGGAGTAGGTGTTTTAACTATCTCTACTTCTTATACTGCCTTTGAAGATTCTGAATACAATGGAATTATTTATCCATCCGGAACAGTATTCTCTACAAACGGTGTATTAACAGATTTAACAAGTGGTCAAGTAATATTAACAAGCTTGTTAGTAACTATTGAATTACCAAACAAAGTTCATCCTGATATTGCTAAAAGAGCTGCCTCTATATTAGCAGGTGTTGTGGAAGATTTTCAATCAAGTGCGTTTGCGGAAAAAGAATCTAAAAATTAATTTGTATTAAAATAATACTTAAATTTGAACATTATTAACAATTAAAAAATAAAAAAACCATGTCACAGAATGTAAACAGGTCGGTATTGTTTAATACGTCAGCTTCAACTGATGTACAATACAGTGGTGGTAACGCAATAATCCCAGGATTATCTGCTATCCCCACAAACAGAATCATCAACTTTTCGCAAATTAACTACCGCGCGGAAGTTGTTCAAGTAATTACGGTAGGTGGGTCTCTTTATACTCCAACAGCTTCTACAGCTTATTCAGTATTAATCGGAGATTCTAACCGTAGAAGTCAAGGTTACACAGAGCCGTTTAAGAAGTATTCTTACACAACTCCTCCTGTAATCACAACTTTAGGTGCAACTGCTGCTTTACAGCGTGAAGCTATAACTGCTGCTTTAGTTGCTAAAATCAATGCTGCTTCAACTTACAATTATGTAACTGCTGCTTCTTTAACAGGAGGTGCTGGTTTCACAATTACTGATGCTGCTGGTTATTTCCCTTACCCTCACCAAGGTATGAACACTCGTCAAGGCGCAACAAGAGTTGTATTAGCTGCTAACGCAGATGCTACAGGTTTTTCTGCAACTGACTTTGTTGTAACTGTTGCTGCTGTTTATTCAGTAGGTGTAGGTTTAGATTTAGCTAACAACGCTCCAATCATGGATTTTATGACAGGAAACGTTATCTCTGGAACTGTTGATGCTCCAAAAACATTAGCTGGCGCTGCTGCTATTGCAGGTCAAAAATACAACTGTTTTTCTATTACTTATTTAGAAAATGCTCAAATTGCAGGTGTAACAGGAACTACAGGTTTATTAGTTAAACAACGTTTAGTATGGGTTGATAACGGAGCTGGTGCTGCTGTTACTAACTTAGCAGGTTACTTAGCATTTGAAAAAGAATTACACCGTTTAATCGGAGTTGTTTATTCTGAATCAAGTGCAATCGCTGAATACTTTGATAAGAATTTCTTAATTCAAGGCTCTTTAGGTGCTGTTCCTGTTGCTACAACTTCTCTTAAGAATAAGTTTATGACTCCTTATAACACAATGTTAAATCATTATAACATTGGTGCTCAAACTATTGTTGCTCCAACTCAAGGTGCTAACGGTTTATTAATTGAACAAGATGCTACCGCTACCGAAGGTGCTCATTACTGTGCTGAAGTTGTTGCCGCTTGTCCTAACCAATTTGTAGTAGGTAAAACTCCTATGACTTTAGTAAACAAGTTTTCTGCAACTACTGTAGCTAATGCAGTTTACATGGTTGGTTTCCGTGTTAAAGAAGCATTTACTGTTGACTTTAATGACTACAATAACTTAGCTGCTGTTGGAACTGGTGCTGCCGGAACTGCTGTTGCAACTTATGGTATTTTAGGTGGAGCTGCTACCGTAACTACTACTTCTGCTACTAACTTAGTAAATAGCGCTGTTAATACTGCTGTTGTTGAAGTTGCTGCTAATGGTACTGTTGGAATTTGGATGAATGATGTTAAATACCCAGTTTACTCTGCGGGTACTACTCCTTTAGTATTTGCTGCTGGAACTGTATTAATTCCATTCTTCCAATACACTAACTTAAACACTGCTGCTGCGGTTATTAACGAAGTTGAATTTGAAGCGGTTGCTACTGATACTTTGTATAACTACTAAGATTTAATTCTTAACTAAAATTAAAAGGTTACTGTAAAAAGTAACCTTTTTTTATTTACTTTTATATCACAAAAATATAATAAATAATGGAAAATCAATCAACAACAGAGATAGTAAGAGCCATAAGATACTCACCTAATTTAGTAGCACTTGGTTATCAAAAATTAACCGTAACTGGTGGGACTGCTCAAGCTTTAACCGTACCTACAGGTGCTTTATATGCTGAAATTAGAGTAGAATCAGCTACAACTACAGGTGTAATTATGAGATATTTAATGTTGGGAGCTACTACATTGCCTACAACTACAGATGGAATGGCGTTATCTAATTTAGATTTATTTGATATTAGTAACGGAGATAACGTAGCTAATTTTAGAGTTATTGCAGTTAGCGGTAGTCATACATTACATATTCAGTATTATAAATAATAAACATGGGACAGTCAGCAGTAAAAAATCCTAGAAGGATATTTAGTCAAGCATCATCGGGAGGTGGGGCTGACCCTGCATTAGCTGGTCGCGTAACAACTTTAGAAAACAATGAATACAAAGTTACATATTATGAGATTGTGTCAGGAACAAGCGGAAGCCTCACAATCCCAACAAACTCAACCATTAACTCAGATGAGTTTGGTTTATCGGGTAATGCAATACTTTCAAAAATTGATGGTTCAAATAAGCCAACATTTGAAAGTCCTAAAACGGTAGGTAATGTTGTAGTAACAGCATCACTTAATACTACTACAGGAGCATGGACATCATCAGGAACTTATACAGATGCAACGGTAGCTTTAATCTATTCAATTAAAATTAAAGCAATATATTATTCTTCTTTAAATTATGATAGAATAATTGAAACTGTAGATTTAGCTGTAACAAAAACTTCTGATTTAATTAACGATGGTGACGATGGAGTATCTCACTTTATTACTTTAAATGATTTGCCATCTAACTTAACACTTTATGCTACAGATGCAGCAAGTGATATTAGTGGTTACTTTAAATTAGTAAGTAGCATAACAGACCCTAGTTATAACACAACGGCTGTTAATATACCAACTGGTGCAATTACAACCACCAATGAATTTATTGCAAGTTTGGCAACAAGTGCAAATATTATAGTTGGAAATCCTGGTGTATTTAATATTACTACAATTGGGCAAATTCAAAAATTAACAGGTACAGGAAACTCTGAATTTTATTTTGAGGTTTGGAAAAGAGTAGCAGCTGGTACTGAAACTTTAATAACGACCTCGGCATTTACATTGCCAGTATTAAATAGTGGTTATGCTGAATTTTCTGCTAGTGCTTTATGGAACGATGGAACATTTTTATCAACCGATAGAATTGTTTTAAAGTTTTACGGAAGTAGAGTAGCCGGTGGCTCTAATCCAACTTATCAATTTCAATTTGGTGGTTTATCTCCAGTACGCTCATTAGTACCAATACCATTAAATGTTGTTCCTGCATTACCAGCAACGGTAAATGCTGCAACTAATTTATTTAATTTTTATAATAACATATAATATGATGACTTACACAGCACCAGATGGACACGTAATTGAATCTTTACCTTATCCACAAATAGTAACTTATAAGTGCCCTTGTTCAGAAATAGTAGATGGTATTTACTATTCTATTGAAACTACTGGGGCAGCAACTAATATTGGTATTCAACAAATTAAAATTAAAAGAATTGTTGATAATAACAATATGACTATTGAAATAGTTATGAGTTCAGATGAAGAATTAATTGAATATCAAAATAATAATAAACTAATATAAAATGTCAGCAAATTCAGCAAATCCAACTCCAATATTTATTAATAAAGGAAATTTAACTCCTGCTAGAATTGCAGCAGCAAATACTGATAATAGTGGTGGAGGCACATTAGTCGATGTTGTAACTGCTACAATTGATGGCACAAGAGTAGATGGTATCAGATTTAATAACTCTGGCGCTTCAACTACTGCATCAGCAGCAACAAGAATTAACATATTTCATACAGTAGGTGCAACTATAAGAATTATAGCACAAGTTTTAATGCCTGCTGGCGGAGTAAAATCTGGAACTGTATTAGGGGCAACTGCAATTTACACATTTGACCAAGCCATTATATTAAAAACGGGAGAAAAAATTTCAGTCACTTCTACTAATTGGGCTTCTATTGTAGATAATATTGATGCTACTGCTTATGCTGGAGATTATTAATTATGGCATTAAGAACAGTTAGTATATTAGGTGGAAATTGGAATGCAGTAACAACTTGGGTTGGTGGTGTTGTTCCGCTTGCAAATGATACTGTTGACTTTACTGCATTGTCGGGAAATCTTACCGTTAATGTTACAACGGCAGCACTAGCAGGTATAAATTTTACAAACTATGTTGGTATTATTACTTTTAATTCTAATATAGTACTTAATACATCTGTTAATTTAGGAAGTGGTGGATATACTCAAGCAGGTACTTTTGGACTGTCAATTAATAACATTACAACAATTACATCAAACGGTGTCGCTTTGAAAAATCTAACAACAACACCAGCAATAACTATTACACTAACAGATATATTAGTAGTTTATGGGACATTGTCAATAGCTGGTTCGTCTTTTGCAACTTCTGCTTGTCACGTAAAAGGAAATTTAACAATAACTGGTAATACTGGAACGGGTGGCACAATAATAATTAATGGAACGGGTAATCAAATTTGGTCAGGAGTAAATAGATTGCGAACAGATTTACAAATAAATAAACCTAGCGGAACATTAACAGTGAGTGGTTCGGTAGCTTTTACAAATAGTATTTTAACTTATATAGCAGGAAATGTTGACACAACTGGAAGTACATTAACAATTGATGTAGTTTCTACACTTGATACAAATGATTTGGTTTGGAATAATATATCATTAATTGGTGGAATTCAAACACTACTTAGTGATTTAAATTGTCAAAATTTAACATCAGGTGGTAATACAATAAATGGTTTATTTAATGTAAATGTAAGTGGTAATTTAACGGCAAGTGGAATTACACTAATTGGCACGGCTACTATTGTATTAACAGGAACAGGGCTTTGGACTGCAACAAATGCTGCAAATACTTTTAGAGCACCTATAATTATTAATACTAATGGAATTATAACACTAGCAAATTCTTTAACACACGATGGAGATTTAACATATATTAAAGGAATTGTAAAATCTAATAATACTACAATTAATTTTGGGTCTAGTCTAAAAACCTTAATAAATTTACATAAATTAATTTTTAAAAATGTTATATTAGGCTCATCAGTTAATTTTACTATGAATGAGTTTTTTAGTGGCAGCCCTTCACTTGTAACTAATATAAGTTCATCAACCACCACAAATTACACAATAGCTTTTCAAGATGGATTTGAAAAAATATCTAAATTTGTTAATATAAATAATTGCACATTATCAAAACCACTACAATTATTGGTTATTACTAATAGTTCTAAAAGCTCAAATAATAGAGGTATAAGATATATTAATCAAAGTCCTAATGGAATAGCAAAGAATAAACCTAGTGTTAATGTGCCTATGGCTTATGGAGTAGGTGGATTAATAAATGACCCAAATATGTAATTATAACAATACTTAAATATACTAATGAAACACTTTTTAGAAATACTTCATCATAAATTAATTAAATTATTAGATTTAACAGACGTCCCACTTATGTTTTTAGGCAGTTACACTTTAGCACAATACAAAGATTTATTAGGTGTACTTGGTATCATTATAACCGTAAGTTATACTCTATGGAAATGGAGAAAAGAATGGTTAGAATCAAGACTTAGAAATTAATAATATGAAAGCAATATTAAAAAGTTACAGAGATACTTATTCTAAGAAATCAATTATAAGTAAGTTACATGTAAATGATACATTTATATGTGATATATTAGAAGATGTATCTAGAGATTTAAATAGAGATGGTGATTTAAATGATTTAGGTGAAACTAAAATTCATGGAGAAACAGCAATACCTGCTGGAACTTATAAAATGATTATTAATATATCACCTAGGTTTAAAAAGTTATTACCTAGATTAATCAATGTTCCTGGTTTTGATGGAGTTTTAATACACACCGGAAACCAAATTCAAGATACACATGGATGTCTTTTAGTAGGAACTAGAGGAATAGATTGTATTAAAGGTGGTACTAGTACTCCTGCAATGACTAAGTTAATGAAAGAGTTAGCTAAGTATGATGAATATGAAATTCAAATTATAGATAAGAAATTATGATGACAAAAAAAAGATGGTTAGCTAACCACATATCAACTTTAATGGGTATCTTAGTAGCGGTATCTACAGCATGGATGACTATTGATTGGACTACATTTGATATAAACAAAGAATACCCTAAATTAATATTATCTGCAATTATTGCAATAGGTGGATATGTAACAACAATTAAAACTAAATAAAATGAGTGTTTTTTTAAAAAGACTTAGACTGTTTTCACAATCTACAGCATCAAGTATTATTAATGCAATAACAGGCACAGGCACTACTAACAAACTATCTAAATTTACAGCAGCAGGTACAATTGGAGATAGTCAATTATTTGATAATGGAACTAATGTGGGGATAGGGACGGCTACACCAAGTGCTAAATTAGAAATATTTAATTCTGGTCCTGCTTCAGATTTATTAATACAATCAATAGCAACAATTCCTTTTGTTGTAGGAAATTTTAATGCATTTTCAGTAAGCAATGCAGGTAGAATAGTTTCTGGATATTTAGATAGTAATTTAGCTTCTACTGTAGGTCATAGTTTTTATGCTTCACAAGGTGCTACAAATATTTTATCTTTAAAGACTCAAAATGGTTCGCAAAATATATTTGAAGTAAATACAGATGGTTCATTTCAAATTGGACATTTAGCTTCAACAGTAACTTCATTTGCTCATAATGGTTTAAATAAATTTACATTCACTGGAGATATTTCGCAATCAGTAGGGATTAATCAAATAAACCCTACTGCAACCTTTCACGCTAAAGGCATTGATGCAACATCTTCAAACTATGCTTTAAAGGTTGATAATTCAGCTGGAACTCCTTTGTTATATGTTAGGAATGATGGTGTGGTAATTGCTAATAATTTACCTACATCTGCTACTGGATTACCTGTTGGTGCTATTTGGAGAAATGGGAATGTACTTAATATAATTTAATAATTAAAATAATAATAAATGAAAATCATATCAAAAAACACAGTAGTATTAAAATCATCTATGAATTTTAATGAAGATAAAACGGAAGTTACTTTTCAAGCTAACACAGAATTATTAGTAGAAGGTAATCCTTATGCAGATTTATTTACTCCAAAAACAATATTTGATTTAACTTGCCCAACAGCAAATATTGCAAATATTGAAGAAGTTGCACAATTACAAATTGATGCTTATATTTTAGATAATTATCCAGAAGTTTAAATATGTGGGAAAAAATAAAAGATAATTTTAATCCGGAAACTAAATCTCAAATACTAAGTAAATTAGCATTATTTTTTATCGGTTTTATAATAGCTGCCGTACTTTTACTTAAATGCGAAGGAAATACTCCTATTGATAATACAAGCGTCTTAAATTCAAGATATGACAGTCTAAGCAAAGAGGTTGTTAAAAAAGATGCTGTAACTGATAGTTTAAACAAAGTTGTATTAGGATTAGATACGGTTAGAGAAAAGATATTGGATGTTTATCATGTAAAGAAAAAGAAAAAAAATATACACGATACCGTATGGGTAACTAGCTTTATACAAGTATGTGATAGCGTTATAACTTTAGACAGTACGGAAATAAGCTCACTTAAAGCTCTTAATAAGAATTTAGTTGATATAAATAAAGATAAATCAGATATGCTTTATAATAGAGATAATGTAATAACGAGAAAAGATGTTACAATAGACTCTTTAATTAAAAGCAAAAAGAAGTATTGGAAAGGATTTAAACACGGTTTTGTTGCAGGGTCAATAGTAATAGAATCTTTAAATATAGGCGTTGGAGTTATATTAAAATAGTCTAGTGTAAAATACTATAAAAATATGACAACCTTGTCATATAATTAATTGAATATTGTATTTATAGATAGCTCTTTTTTTATTACATTTGTTAAGATATAACAACATGCCATGCCCACTAAAAGACAAATCATAGATGATATTTTTATATTAGCAACACGCTTTGGAAGAACAGATGATTCAAGGCTAGATGAAACCTATATAGGATTTAAAATAGAGCAAATAAGAGTTGCTAAGATAATTGAAGAATATAACTACACCGGTGTTATTGACCAAAATTGGTTAGTTGACTTTGGAACATTGCCATTATATCAAGTTAATTTTGCGGATGACCCTAATATAACTCACTGTTCTTGTAATGTTATGAAGTTTAAGTTACCTGTTCCTGTTATGAATTTAACAGCTTTAGGAGAAGGAAATTTAGATTTAGGATTAAGAATTATATCTGCTTGCGGTTCAAAACAATATACATATTATCCATTAGAAAGATGGAGAATGATACCAAGCGGACATGTAAGGTCTTTGTTTGATTATTATTCAAGATTTGGCAAATATGGATACGTTAATAGCAATGTTAAGTTCTTAAGGTTTATAGGTATTCCAGAAACTACAGAAGGCTTAACTGTTAAAAATACATTACCGGTATATTCCGGAAGTATTAAAGCAGGAGTATCTTATACTGTAAATGGAGCATCTATAACTTATAACGGAAGCACTTATATTAATGGACAAACATTTACAGGCGCATTAGGGGTAACAACTTTTACCGGAACAGCAGAAGTTAATTACACTAACTTCCAAGCTCCAATGACGGAAGATGATAATTATCCCGTATCCGCTCACATGGCTAGATTAATAGTATTAGAATTTATGACAAAAGAGTTAGCTGTAGAAGAAAAACAAATAGCTGATATACAAAACGATTCTGCTGATGATGCTAAAAAATAAAATCAATGAAGGCGGTATTTAATAAAAAAAGTGTTGATGATAGCATAAAAAGAAAGTTTAAAAAGATATACAAAAAGAAAATAAGCACGAGTGAAATAAATAAGATTTGGAAAGACTGGATAGATGAATGTATAGTGAAACCATTGAATGTAGGAACGATAGCTAAATTAGATAAAGAAAGCAAAATATGGGTAAAAGCTATCCCTACACATACGCACAAAAGAGCCGTGTCTTTAAGAAGTAAAGGTTTAGCTTATGTAAGCGGAAAGATAAGAGAAGCTAATATAAATTTTGATACATCTAAATATATTTATAAAGTAGTTTTTGAAACAGAGAGATTTAATGAGAAAATAAAATTATTTTATAAGCCTCATATAAACATTAAGAAGTCTGTAAGTGAAGGAATAGTAAATGGTAAATTAATAACAAGATTATAAAATGGCAATAAATAGATTGGTATCAATTAGAAACCCCGTAATTAACGCAATGGACATGGCTGCATTAGACCATGATAATCATTTGCCTTTATTTACACAATGGGCTACAGAAGCTGAAATGGAGATTGGTAGCTACTATCAATTCACTCGTCAATGGGCTTTATTGGATGTTTGCGGGTGTACTGCTGCTCCAATACCTTGTAATGCAGTAAAGATAGAAGCGTCTGTTGTAGGCAACCACATGGATAATTGTTGTGGAGTGTTTGGAAACATATTAGGAACGGATGGACCTTTCCTTAATACAATAATTCAAAACACTACAGGTATGCTAGTTATTGATGCGGGTAGCGGAGATAATAGTAATACTTACGGGCAAGTTCAGTTTCATGTTCAAAACAATAAGTTGATATTTGATGCTAAATACGGCATTAAACAAATAACTATTCAATTTATTGGCTACGAATTAGATTGTGATGGATTTATGCAAGTTGGAGAAAATCATATTCAAGCCATTACTGAATACATACTTTATAAGTGGTGTTCTAGAAAAAGAAAAAAAAGCGGTGCTGATTTACAAGAAATGCAATGGCATTATACTCAATGGGATAGATTATGCGCTCACTCAAGAGCCTTAGATGCAGAATTAACACCAACAGATAGAGAAGAAATAGCGCAAATTTACAATAACCCGTTAGCAGGCAGAGGATTATTCCTTGGTATGACTAACCCTAACAGTTATGGATATGGAAGAACAGGCAATTATTAATACATTCAATAAGGGTATAAATCAAGATGTAGATTTTATTTTACAACCAGATGGAACCTATAGGAATATGAAAAATGGAATGCTTATCTCCATGGATGGGCATCATTTTACAATAGAAATATCTAAAGGAAATAAGTCAATTAAGACATTAAATCCTAGATATACTGAAGATGAAACCCTATTTGATTCCCCCCCAATGCCTATTGGATTCGTTTCTTTTGTAGATAAGTTAGTTGTATTTAGCACTAATGATGTCGGCACAGGAGGATATGGAGAAATAGGGGTAATGACATTTAAAAAGATACAAGATGATTTTGTGTCTACATATACTCCTTATTACCACCATCCCGATTTAAACTTTTCTAAGTATCATAAAATAGAAGGATTTTCCTTTAGAGAAAATGAATCTGTGGAAAGAGTTTATTTTACAGACAATAATAACGAGCCTAGAGTATTTGATATAGCTAATCCTATATTTACCAATTACATAGGAACTTCAGGAATAGACATAACTCCAGGAATACTAAAACAATATATGGTCTTGGAAGGAGTTATATATTACGCAGGAAACATGTATGGACCAACTGATGGAAGTGGAGCTATAGTTTCAAATATATTTTATTCAAACGGAATAGATAGTACATATATTTTAATTACTCCTGCCGCAAAAGTAATAGAGTGTTACCCTCTTTCTTTATTAGATTGGACTCCATCTAGAAATTTAGGTAATATTAAGTTTAAAGAGTATGCGGCAGGAGCTAAGAATTGTGGTTCTAGCGTATATTTTTATAGACTTTATTCTAGCGAAGGAAAAGTTTCTACAACTTGGAGCTATCCAAGTACCCCTATTCATGTTGGAATGAATAATATAGGTTCTGCATTAACAGGAAATAAATATAGAGATTTTGTAGGTAACGGCAGCACAACAACACTAGCCTTAAGTCCTTATTCTGTAGTAGTTACAATATCAGGAATAGATACAGATTTTGATACAATAGAATTATGTTGCGCGGAGTACACCCAAGTTAATGACGTTCCATATATTATAAAAATAGTTAATAGGGTTGCTGTTACAGGGACGGAGATGGATATAGAAGATAACGGAGGAAGTAATTTCGGAGACGTATCCATAAGTGATTTAACGCTGTTTCCTGCAAGTATATTGAAAGTAAAAACTTTAACCACGGACAAGAACTATAACTTAATAGGAAACATAACAGAAAGAGAAGAATTTGATTTAGATTTAACAGGAGTTACATTAAGCCAATTTCAATACCCTATGCCATCTCATGGAGATATTACTAATTGTTCAAATGGAAATGTTTTTTTAGATGTAAGTCCCAGCGTTGTAGCAAATCCTGGGGTTGGAGGTGTATTACCTCATAGTAGATGGATTGTTAAATTAGGAAATAATACTACCGATACGGTTGAATATCCTAGCGGTAGTGGTACTTTTTATGTAACGGGGCAAATTATAACAGGAATAGAATATTCAGCATCAGTAGGAGATGAATCCGCCATAGCTTTTACAGGCTCTGCGTCTGTAAGACCTTGTACGACAAGAAATAGATATACATCTATTGCAACTGGAGATAGAGTTGAGGATTATATTGAATTTACTAATCAAGACACTTCATTTTGGGATTATAAGAACCCTGCGGTGGCGTCTCACAATAAAGGATATTGGAGTAGCGAAAAATATAGATTTGGAATATTATTTTTTGATAAAAAAGGTAATCCGTATTATGTAAAATATATTAATGATTTTGATTTTTCTACACCTTACGCTAAAGGAGGGTTAATGGTAGAGGATAACATAAGCAGTTCATTAAAATCGTATGCTTTAAACCCATCTGCAATTAAATTATCAGATTTGAATATACCTGAATCTATAATGAATGAGGTTAGCGGATTTAGTATAGTTAGAGCAGAAAGAGATAAGCGTATTTTGACTCAAGGTTTATTAATGCAAACGGTTATAGACCCTACAATAGGCGCTAATAGATTAATGCCTTTAGGAATTAGTAAGACTAACTTGAGTTATTACGACACTTTTTATACACCTAAAGGAGATTTATCTACATGTATTTGCCCGGATTGGCTAGTTGGCTATGTTCCTAACAATACTCAATCTGGAATAGGGTATATAGGAGAAAAAATAGAAGAAGCTTTTTGGTTAGACGGAGGCGATATTAGAGCGCATAGTGATTTTCATGTATTAACAACAAAAATGTTTAATACTATGCCTCCGGACACACTCTCTCCAAGAGTAAGGACTTTACAAAGCATGAATGGAAGTGGAGGTAAAGGATTTGATGAGTATCATGGAGATGTTGATTTAATAGATGATAGAGACTTTTATAATAGGGAGAGTGATTTAAGTGCCTATTCAGTTAATAACGATTATGGATTTGCAGTTAATTATAGTTGTGTTGCTTCTCAAAATTGGGATTTAAACTACCAAGTTATTCCTTTGATTAAGTCTGTAGGCTGTAGAAAATTAATGATTATGCCAAGTGCTTTTAACCATTACGGTCCTGCTCCAGACAGTTATAACTGGTGGGGGCAAAGATATAATTATAAGAAAATTGTAATTAATTTTTTATCTAATAAAGAAAAATCAGCTCAGTATGGAGGTCAGTCAGAATCTGCAATAGCTAATACTTTGTATATATCTACGGGTCATTTTCAACCTATTAACGATGCCGTTAAAGCGGATACTTTAAATGGAAGTTTTCCTAACGGAGAAAATAAATACACTTTTAATGATATAGAGATATTTGGAGGAGACTGCTTTACTAATCTTTTTGATATAAATTATGGATTATGGAGCCAAGAATATCAAACAACAGATAATTCTATGTCTTATAGTTTATTTTTTCCATGCGAAGGAACCGTAAATTATAATTTAAGAAGAGGGAATAAGGCATCAAACATAAGTACGTATCCTGCCGCTCCTAATAGCATAAATTGGGATAGTCCAAGTGGAACAATATTAGAAGGATATTCTTACAATAAAGGATATAGTACAGATGGAACCGCCATTAAATACCCTGGACTTCCTTTTAACTTTCAGTTTAGCTCTAAGTTTGAATACAGAACAAGATTTGCAGGAATTAAATACCCCGGCGAGGCTGTAGATTCTTTTAGAAAGTTTTTAACAGCAGATTATAAAGACTTAGATGGTCAATTAGGAGAAATCAATAATATTCGTTCTAAGGATGGTAGAGTTCTTGTTTGGCAAAACCATGCAGTAAGTTCTGTTCCCGTGTTAGAAAGGCAGTTATTAGCATCTACAAGCGGAGCAGCAACCACTATCGGTACGGGCGGAGTAATAGACCGTTTTGACCCTATTAATTCTTATTTTGGTAATCAACATCAACACGGATTAACTTCTACGGAGTTTGGTTACGTTTGGTTTGATATGAGAAATAGAGCCTTATGTATAATGAGTGTTGCGGGGAATGTTCAAGAAATATCATTAGTAAAAGGATTACAGTCTTACTTTAATAATCAATTTAATGAAGGGGATGATAATACGCTAACTCCTTCTAACATCTACAACACAAATAATTATTCTATGCCCGAAATTCCTTTATTAGGTTATGGCATAGTTGGAGTTTATGACCCAAGATATAAAATGTCTTATGTTACTTTTAAATATGCTTATGACGAGTCTTTATTAGGTAAAAAAATTAGGATAACTGCAAAAGACTTTACTATTGGATATTCTCATGTATTAGATGCTATTGTAGGTTTTTATGATTTTACTCCCGGAATATGGCATAATCATAATGATTTAGTATTAAGTGTAAATAACTCTAAAAACTACGTTTATTATGGTGCCAATATGCCTGAGACTACATTTAATATTGGAGATGTTGTTAAGGTTGATAATGATGATTTTGAGAATAGTCTTTGGGGAGAGTATGTTTGTATTAAGCCAGTAACCATATACTCTTATCTTGTTGACGCTAGTTTAGAGCCTGCTTATCCGGGAAGTGTATATTGGGTTAAGATAAACTCAGAAAATGAGATTTACTTACAAACATTCAATACTGATTATTGTAAGTTTTATGGTAAAGTTTATGACCACGAAGTAGAGGTTATTGTTAATCCAAAAGCAGACCAAGCATTTTCCGTATTAAGAATACAACAAAAGTCTAATGACACTAATTATTCTTCTGTTTACTTCTCTACTGATGACCAATCTGCTCAAGATACTAACATAGTTAATAATAGTAAAACTTATAGATATATAGATAAGAGTTATTATAGTTCTGCTCCATTACCAAGAACAGGCGGCAGATTGACAGACCACTACGTTAAGATTAAATTTGTATTAAAGAATTATTTAACTAATCCTACTATAGCTAAGAATAAGAATAAGATATTTCAATTCTTAAAAACTTGGTTTATATCTAGAGATTAAAAATATTTTAAAAAAATATGACAAATTTGTAACCTTTCATAATTTCTTTCGTTAAACAAGTATAAACCCTTTAAAACTTAGAAATTATGAAAGCAATCACATTATCAATCTTATTAGCAACTTTAACTGTTAGCTCATTATCTTCTCAAATTAAAAGAACTTCTGTTTATAATGAAAAATTAAAAAGAGATGTTTTTATCAGATATAATGAATACGCTTTAGTTTTTGACTCTCCATTACTATCTAACGAAAAGATATTTGTAAATGTAAAATCAGATAGCTTAGATAATGGATATATTAATTTCTTTATTTATATCTATTTTCCAAAAAACATTAATCCAAATGGATTAAATATTGTAATAGGATATGAGGATGGAACTACTGAAATCTTTCAACAAACTCAATTTGATGGCGAAGATAATTACGCTGAATATTCTGCTATTGATAATATTAACAATATCTCATCTAAGAAAGTGCAATATATTACACTTAGAGGTATTAAAAAGTTTAATATTAACGATAAAACATACTTTATAGACTTCTTTAAGGCTTTATAGTTATTTGTTTTTTTACTACATTTGTTTATAATAAAAAAATGTAGTTATGCCAGAAAAAGATAAAGACAAAAATCCTAAAAATGTTTCCGATACAGACACTTTAATACAAAAAGCAAAGTTTGTTAAAGAGGCTCCAAAAGGAGAAGAATGGAAAAAAGTCACTTCTGACGGCAAAGAAGTTTACGTAAGAAGAACAAAAAAAGAAACTCCTCCTACAGAAACTCCTGCTACACCACTTCCTCCTACTAAAACTAAAACTAAATATAAAGGACCTCCTCCAAGTAATAAGTCAAGACCAAAGCCAAAGCCTAAAGAGACTCCAAAAGAAGAAGATTTTACGGAAGAAGTGGTTATGATTGAAGGGAAAGCCCCTCCTGCTGAAAAAACAGGAATATTTGGCGGCACTCAAACTTACGAAAACATAGACCCCGCAAAACAATGGGGAGCTGATTACGGAATAACAACTGTTGAAACTCCTGATGCTGAAGGAAGATTTAGTAATACATCAAGGAAATATAATCTTGATAAAGAGGGTAGAGAGGTTGTTTATGATAAAGCTAATCCATTAAAAAATTTTAAAGATGGTAAATTTGTCCCAACATATACAGGAAGAACTATTGAGGATATACGAAAAGAATATGAAACTCAACAAATAGAAACTCCTGCAATAAGCGGAGTAAATAAAGCTAATCCTAATTATAAAGGAAGTTTAATGATGCCGGGAACTAAAGCTACAAGAATAGCTGGTGGCGGTGGTGGAGAGTTTAATCAAATGAACGTAGGTGAAATCCCAGGGGCTTTATCTACTGCTCCTGTTGGATACATTGAACAAAAATACGATACTCAAGGAAATCCTATCACTACTCCAAATGTAGGAGTTCAAATGAATACAAAAAATATAAATCCTTTAATAGAAAAAGAAATGAAAGTTGGAAAAATGTACGATATTCCTAGTGAAGAACCTGTATTAATACCAGGTAAATTTGCTAAAGGAGGTTCTGTAAAGGCTCCTAAAATGAAAAAGTATGCTAATGGAACTAATCCTGACGGAACTCCTTCTAGCCCTGCAAACCAAAATAATACTCAAGGAAGCATACAACCTGGAACTGTTCAAATAGGTGGTGGTCAAGGGCAATATGGCGTCGCAGGAAATGCAACTACTGCTACAGGAGATACATCTGCTCAAACAGGAGATACTAAGACTCAAGAAGATATAAGTAAACAAGCAAAACAAGATAAGGCATCCAAAGCATCAAAACAAATTGGGGGTTATTTAATGACTGCCGGAAATCAGATGTACAATAAGCCTAGAGATTTTTCTGCTAGTGAAAAAGAAAGTCAAAACGCACAATCTTTAAATACAACAGTTGATACTGTGGCAAATGCTATTCCTGTTGTTGGAGCATGGTACGGAGCAGCTATGGGAGCTTCTAAAATGGGAAGGTCTATGCTTAAAACGGATAAATATGGACAACCTATATCCGGAACAGATGCAGCGCTTAATGAATTAATGACGCCTACGCATGAACACGCTTTAGATGCCGCAGCAAAAGGAGATGCCGCTGGTACAGTTAGAGAAATAACTGGGGTTGGTAAAATAGGTAGAGCTATTACTCAATTTGCAGGAGAAGGAGATACTAGAACTGGATTTTGGGGAGATGTTAATAAAGCACTTGGAACTAACGAAAAATCAGATGCTGCAAAAAAATTCATGGATGAGCAGTTAGCTAAAGCTAAATCAGAAGATGCCGCTTATAAGCAGCAACAACTTATTGCAAATAGAAATGCTGGAAATTTAGAAGGCGCTCAGCCTCAAGGTTTATACGATTTGTCTAATCCTGAATATGATGAGAATAGACAATTAATACTAAAGCCAGGATATGCTAAAGGAGGCGTTATTGGCGCTGCTAAAATGATGTATGCTAAAGGAGGTACGATAAAAGGTAAAGGTGGTCCAAAAGAAGATGCTATATTAACTAAAGCTAATGATAAGGGTATTGCACCTGGTAGTTTTATAGTTCCTGCTGAGAATAACGATAAGGCTAAAGGAATAAGAGCTGCTTTATTTGGAAACGGTAATAAGAAAGCTGAATTTAAAAAAGAAGGCGGAGAAACTAAAGCAGATGTTGCCGTAAGTAACGGAGAGCATTTATTTACTCCTAAAGAAAGAAAAAAGATTATTAACTACTTAGGAGAAGAGATTTTAGAAGAGTTAGCTCCTGATGCAGAAGAAAATAACGAAGAAAAAGAAATGAATATGGGTGGTATGTTAGGAAATATGACTGACAGAACAAATATGAGAGAATATGTAAAAGGAGGATTAACTAAATCTAAAGCTAAGATTATGCTACATGAAGGTATGGCTAATGGTAAACCTATTACAGAACAACAACGTAAATATTTTGGTTGGGTAGCAGGCGGAAGTAAAGAATCTAAAATGGATGGCGGCGATATTCATGGTTATGCTATGGGTACGGATGTAGAAGGGGTAGAAGATGTGCCTGTATCTAATAAAACTTATGCAGAATTGATTACACCTCCTTATAGCTGGAAAGGCTCTAAAGAAGCATATAAAGCCGCTGCTGATAAAGCAATTAAAGAAGGTAAAGTTGTTCCTAAAGAAGGAGTAACAGCCGTTGCAACTACTAAATCTGTTAAAGCTCCTTCTGCTAAAGGTGGTAAAAAAGTTCCTGAATCAGCGAGGTTTGTTCCTAAAATGGCAGACGAATCCGGAGGAGAAGATGTTATTGTTCCGGGTTCACCTAAATACGAATCTGATGAAAGTATCATTGGACCAGACCCGTTTTCTGAAGAAGAAAAAAGAAAAAGAGAAAAAGCATCTTTAGCTAGAGTATCAGACTCTACTGCTCCAACATCTCCATCTGCTCCAAGAAAAGGATTAGGAGATTATGTAGGAAATATTGACCCTACATCTATAGCTGCAATGATGCAGATAGCTGGAGGTAAGAAATTATTAGCTAAAGGCAGTAGACCTACAGATGTATCTAAAATAGACCCTACTTGGAATGCTGCTGTGGAAAGAGCACAAAGAGAAGCTGCTTTTGGTTATACTCCCGAACAAGCTGTTTTATTAGAGCAACAAAGAATTAATGCTCTTAATGATGCTAGATTTGCGGGTAGAAACTTAGCTGGCGGAAGCGCAAGTACTGCTTTTCAACAAGAGCGTCAAGCTATTAATCAAGGGTGGTCTAATGCTTTACAATTAAAATCTTCCGACCAACAATTAAGAATGGAAAAACAACAATATGCTGACCAAGCGGTTAGAGATAGAGCTGCATTCTTAGATTCTCAACGTAGAAGAGCATTTGGTGACGCTATGGACACTTATAACGTTAATCAAGAAAGTGGTTCCGCTTTAGTAGGGGCAGGCGTTAGAAACGCTATAGGAGCTTATAGATACCAAAAAGAATTAGATGCTCAGGAAAAAGCAGCTAAGGTAGCAGGCGCTCCTGTATATAAAGTATAAATAAAATACAACAAAAGTTCAAAAAAGGAAATGTAAAAAGTTTCCTTTTTTGCATTATATGAATATTAAAAATTAGTATCTTTAAACAAAAATTACTTATGGCAATAGAAGCAGGTTTAGCTCGTGGTTTAGCTCAAGATTTTCAATACGACCAACGTATTCAAGACTTACGCTACCAAAAACAAGAAATGGACAGGGCACAGTCTCTTAACGCTGCAAAAGTTAAGATGTTTGTAGATGATACGGACTATATGAATGCCGTTAACTCATTTGATAATCCTAGAATAAAGCAGTATAGTGAAGATGTAATAAAGGGTTTGGGTAAATATATTAATGAGAATCCTGATTATATGTACGATGCTCAGAAAATGATGGAAGTAAAAAGGATGAAAAGACAATTAAAAGATAATCCTTATTTACATCAAGGTATGGCTTCTGATGACAATATAAAAAAGTATAATGATGATTTAGCAGAAGTTGCTAAAAACCCTGAAAGACATAGTAAGGGCGCTTATGAAAAAATTGCTTTACAATTAGAGAATTATAAAAAATTTGGTAATCAAGATGGGGAAGATGCGGCAAGAGCATTAGGCACAAAAGCATTCTCGTATACTAAGCCTAGAGACTATAGAGATTTGAATGAAGATTGGAAAGTTTTAGGAAATGGATGGAAAGATGTTAAACAGACATCTATGGCAGGTAAAGGAAGAAATGCTTTTTCTGAATACGCTAACCCTGAAACTTTAAAAATAACCGCTAACCAATACTATTCTCAAAACAAAGAGCAAATAGATGAAGAAGCTACCAAAGAAGGATTAGACCCTATTTCTTATGTAATGAAAGGAATAGATGCTCATATACCTAAAAAAGTTGATTATGGAGATTATGGATTAATGGATGCCATGACCATGAGGTCTTTAGCTAAAAGAGATGCAGCGGGTAGCACTAAACCTGAAACCAGTTCTACTTGGGATTATGAAATTAGACAAAAGGAAGAAGGAAAAGATAGTGGAGAAAAGTTTGATAGAGTATTTGGTATTCCTAAAAATGTTACTATAAAAGATAATAAAGGTAATCCTTACGATTTAACAGGAATAGAGTTTAAGCATACAGGAAGCCATAAAGTGTTTGAAGAAACCGTAATGGGTAAAGATGGAAAACCAAAAAAAGTAAAAGTTAAAAAAGCTTTAGTATTTGCTGATTTACCTACAGACCAATCTGATGAAATTGGAATTACAAAAAACCCTATGTTTTTTGGAAATTCAGAAATAAGTTCAAGCTTTGTTGGAAATTCGGCAATATCATTAGTGGACAGAGTTAATAAAGATGGGAAATCAATCAAAGCTGCTCAAATTAAAACATGGGTTCCTATTGATGTAGATAACCAATCACAAAGAGGTGAGTACGATAAAATAGGATTAGCTAGTAGATACCAAGAAGGGGTAGACCAAGGTAATACAAATGAAGTAGAACAAAATGGTTACATATACGACAAAACAACAGGTCAGGCTTTAAGAAAAGCACAATAAAAATAAAAGATATGCCAGAAGAAATACCAAAATTCGACCCAAATAAGCCTTATAATGATGTTTCTAATGGAACATATAGAGAAGCTAGTTCTTCTTCTACTCCCCCTCCATTTGACCCTAATAAGCCATATAGGAGTTCGGCTAAACAAGATTTTCAAGAAGAAGGATTTTCTCCTGATAAGTATATTTCTGATACAAGTGGGGATAATATAGAATCTACTTTAGATTTTATTCAAAACAAAATGCCGGGACTTAGGGATATGAGGGATGATGAAAAAGATATTCTTAGAAGTATTTTAAAGAATCCTAATGCTACCAAAGAAGATAAGTCTAGTGCTATAAGAACATTCAAGGGAGTTCATGCGGAGCAAGTTTATAATCAAAAGGGTATTATTAGAGGTGCTGATTATTATATGGATATGGACGAAAAAGGAGTTTATAAGCCTATTCCTTTAGCTGAAAATAAACCGATTCCGGCAGGTAAGAATGTGGCTAGCGTTTGGGGAACAGGGACAGAGGCTCAGGATGATTCTTGGTATACTGATTTGGCTAAAAAAGCCTTTAATATTATACCTTCTGCTATGGAGGGAGTTACTGATTTATTTACCGCTAGCAGTTCTGATTTAAGAAAGATTGGAACTAAAATAGAAGGAAAAGAATACGAAAAAAGTAGCGCTACTGGGGCAGGAGAAGAAGCTAAAAAGTTTTTTGAACAATTTAAGTTTCCTACATCCGAAGAATATAATCAACAAATATATGATGCAGAAGGTGTAAAAAACTTTGAAGATTTAATATCTAAGGATAGATTCAATATAAGCCCTAAAACAATATACGGAACTGTTTCTAATTTAGCGGGTAGTGTAGGAGAGATGTTATTAACAGGTGGAGCTGCCGCTGAAGGAATGTTAGCTAAAAAATCCCTTACGGGCTTGTCTAGCGTAAAAGGAATTGCTCCAACTTTATCTAAAGCTGAAAAATACGCTAGTGTTTATACAGGAAGCTTTATAACAAATTTAGGAGAAGCTATGGATGCCGCTAAAAAAGCAGGTATTAGTGACGAGGATGCTGGTTCATTTGCGTTAGCATTAACGGTGCCAATAGCGTCTTTAGATGCTGGATTAGGCATTGGGGGAAAGATATTGAGTAATAAATTAGCTAACCAAGGAAAAAAAGAATTATTAGAAAATATAGCTAGTAGAGTTGCTAAAGATGAATTTGGAAATATAACAGAGGAGTCTTTAAAAAAAGCGTCCTCTGAAGCTGTTATGGCATATACGCCTGTAGCTAAAAGCTTATCTAAATTAATGACTAAGGATGTTTTAGAACAAGGTAGCGAAGAATCTTTACAATCTTTTATATCTAGTGCTGGAGAGCAATTATATGATAAATTAAGTGATGCGGATAAAGCTAAGTTTGGAACAGATGCTTTTAGTGCACAATCTTTTGGTAAATATATATCTGAAGGAGTAGCGGGATTAATAGGCTCGGGTCCACTAGCGGTTAAGACAGCTAAAGCTAAACAACAAGAACTTTACAAGGCTCAATCTAATAGTGCTTACGAAACTGTAATGCAAGGAGAGGATGCTGTAAAAGCTTTTAGAGCAAATGTTACAAACTCTTTTGAAAAAGGAGAAATAAGTAAAGAAGATTACGATAACGCTATACTTAAAGTAGACGCTTACGATAGTTACGAAAAAACTACTAAAGATTTAACTTTAGATAACGATAATAAAAAGAAACTATTTGAACTTTCTCTACAAAAAGAAAACTTAAAGGCGGCTATAAAAGATGCTGAAGCTAAAGATACGGAAGGTCATTCTCGTTTAGATAAAATGAATCCTGCGGAATTAGGATTACACAACTCTAAAATGAAACAAGCTAAGGCTTTACAAGATGAGATTGATTTAATAGTTTCTAAATCAGAAGTATTACAACAACCCGAAGTTGCGGAAAAAGTAGTAGAAAAAGTAGTTAAAGCAGAAGAAAAAGCGGCAGAAGGTACAAAGGTAAAGGAAGGCGTTAGTTCTGAGATTGGAGCTATATTAGGCAGACAATACAAAGTTAAAACTCCTGTTGGTGGTGAAGTTGCTGTTCCTGGTAAAGCGGCTTATGAAGTACCTAAAAAGGTACTTGAAGAAACAAGAAAGATGAAGGATATTCCCGTTGAAGAATTTAATGACCCTAATTTTGATGTAACAGTTAAGCAAGCTAAACTTGCAGAAGCTTTAGATGAAACTCCCGAAAAGACAACTACAGGTACTTTACAAATAGACAACGAATTTACTGATGACAAAGGTCGTCAAGTTCAAACATTTAACATAACCCTACCTAATGGAAAGTCTGCTCGTTTTGCATCTTCTATGGTAAGATTTCCAGAAGAAAACGCTGCGGGTGGATTTAGAGGTAATACATACGAAGAAAACCTAACTAATAAAGAAAATCCTGTTGGTCAGAAATTAGGAATTACTGTTAGAACTTTAAAAGATTCGGGTAGAAAAGTAATATTCGTTTGGAATGCAGAACAAGGTCCTAAGTTTGGTAAACATATAGGAATGGTTAAAGAGAGATTAAGAGGTAAATCCGAATATGGTGCGGCTGATTTAGATGAAATGGCAGATTTAAGGATGATTAATATGGGACAAAACCCTAATGCTCCTGCTCCTGGTATTTTTACTCCTAAAGAACCAACAAAAGGTGGACCCAAAGTATCTATACCCCTTACTATAACTACAGATATGAGAAGGCAACTAGCTAATTTAGGATATAAAAAAGCAGATGTTCAATCCATGAAGCCAGAGGAGGCTAATGATATAATTAATACTCAAAGAACTAAATCTAAAACTAAAAAACAGCCATTAGAAGAAGTAGAGGTTAAAGATAAAAAAGCTGCTGCTAAAGTAGAAAAAAAGATTGCAGATTTAAGAGCGCAAGAACAAGAGGAATTAAAAAAAGAAATACCTAACATAGATAAATATAAGGTAGATGGTAAGGTAGATGAGAGTTTAATTAAAGATGCTGAAGATTTAAAAAAGTATAAAGAGATTTACGATAAATACGATAAAAAAATAAGTCCTTTATTGGAAAAAGATTCTGCTGAAGAAAAAGGTAAGGTAAAAGTTAAAAAAGCTCCTAAAGAATTATCCGTAGAGAAAAAAGAATCAATAGCTAAAAGAGAAGCTCTTATGGAATCTATAAGAGGTGTTAGTAAATTAGTTGCTGCTTATAACGGATTAACTAAAGCTCAAAAAAAGTCTAAAATTGGAGTTGATTTGTATAAGAAAATTCAAGATAGAGCTAAAGAAATTAATTACACTACTAAAATAAGCAGAGGTGGCACTTTGCAATTAGTAGGAGAGAAAGGTAAGCGAGTTTATAAAACTCCAGTTAGACGTTCTGAGGACCAAAAAGCTATGGAGAAAGAGAAGAAACAAGCTTTAGGCGCAGAACCTACTTCTATCGCTCACTCTATTATATTAGATATTGCTACTGGAGCTCAGTTCGATGTAGATAGTTTAAAGAAATATTTTTCTGAAGTTATATTGAAAGAAATGCCGTCTCTTTTAAAGAATAGTAAAGGTAAAGGGATAAGCTTAGAGTTTTATAAACAGCGTTATGATGAATCTTTAGGATTAAAAGAACCCTCTAATTTAGATGAGGACTCTGTTGCTCAAGAGGCTGCGGATGTTTTAAGTAATTATTTCATAAAAGACTTTAGACAAGCGGCTACGGAAGATGCTATGGATATTGATTTTAAGACTAGAAACCAAAATATGTCTAGAAGTCAAATTGAGGACCTTAATGAGATGCAAAAAGAGCAAGATAAAGAACAAAAAGAATTAGAAGATATTTTAGCTCAAGAGGAGTTAGAAAAAGAAGAATATCGTAGACAAGCAGAACAAGAAGAAGGTTACTTACAAAAAGCAAAAGTTAAACCTGCTACTCTTAATAAATTTGAGGAATCTGTTGATTTATTCTACCAAACTAAAGATGCGGATGGAGCTAGTAAAAAGAGAGGTTTAGCTGCTAAAAGAAGGGAATTTTTAGAAAAAAACCCTACAATTAAGTATATTGACGATAATATGAAGTATATTTACAAACAGTTAGAAGAACAAAATATCATAGAGAGAAAAGGAGAATGTCCATAAAAATAAACTTATAAATAAATAAAAATGAGAAAACCAGAAAAATTATCTAAAGAGGTTGTAGACCTTCTTTTATTAAGAATTAAAGATGAATACACTGCATTTTATATGTATCGTGCTGCTTCTAATTGGTGTCAAGAAGTAGGCTTTTTTAAAGCTGCTGCATTCTTTGCTGCTGAAAGTACAGATGAGTTAGAGCATGCAAAAGGTATTGAGAAATACATTACAGATTGGAATGTTATCCCTGAATTGCCGGCAGTAGATAAACCTATGTTAAAGTTTAATAGCGTAGCTGATTTAGTTGAGAAGGCTTATAATTTAGAATATGAATTATACGAGAACTACGAAGAAACTAGCGCTAAGGTATTTAAAATGGGAGAGCTTTGTACATTTGACTTTTTACAAACTTATAGAAACATTCAAAACAAATCTGTTGCTGAATATAGCGACAAGCTTAATGTACTAGAAGGAGTTAATCTTGATAGTAAATTTGAAATGTTAATGATTGAATCTAATCTTTTTGGATAATAAAATATGGCAAGTCCTTGCATAATAAAATATAACGGTAAAGAGTATTCTTACGAGCAGTTTGCTTCAATGATGCACGATGGATTATTGAGAGACCTTGTTAACAGAGATGTAATAGACAACTCTGACTTTGTTGGAACTATGGAGGTTTTTGAACCTGAAGTAGACAAGGCTGATAAGATGAATAGAATCGTGGAATCTATAAAGAAAGCGTTTCCTAATGTAGAAGTTATTATAGATAATACTTTAACGGGCATTGCAGGTAAAGTAGATAAGCAAGGAAGAATAGTTATTAATCCAAATTATGCAGGATTTGACACTCCTATACACGAAGCAGGTCACATATTAATTGATGCTATTGGATACGAGAATAAAGTTATTCAACAAGCGGTAAAACAATTAAGAGGCACTCCTTTATACAAAGAAACTAAAGAACGCTATAAGGAATTATCTGAAGAAGAATTAGATAAAGAGGTTTTAGCAGAAGCTATAGGTAGAGAGGGCGCTGATGTTTTTGATACAGAGGTAGAGAAATCTAAGTTCAAAAAGTATTTAGATTATATATTTGATTGGTTAAAGACTAAGTTGGGTATGAATAAAAATATCGCAAAGTCTTTAGCTAAACAAGTTATAGGAGGCATTGGAACTAAAGGAATTAAACAAGTCGCTACAGGCAAAGATACCTTACAAAAAGAAAAAGAAGAAGATAAGCCTAAGAAACCTAAGAAGCCTAAGAAACCACAAATATTAGGGATGGATTTGTATAGAAAAGTTGTATTAAAAAGAGAAGTAGACCAAGAAGAAAAAGATTTAGCAAAAATAGAAGAATTATTAGAGAGAGAGGATTTAGATGCAGGCACTATAGATGCTTTAAAACAAACTAAAAAGAATATAGAATACGTTAGAAAGTTAGATTCTAAAAAATATAGAAGTTATAGAGCAAGCGATAAAAGAATTAGTGACATAAGGGCTTCTGAGAATCTTAACGATTATAATGAAGATGAGTTGATACAAATCCTTAACGATATTCAAGGATTAGATAATGATGCTAAAGAATCTTTTGGCAATGAGGTTAAAGTTAAAATAGCTTTATATTTAGATAGAAAAGGTAAAGATAGGTTATCGGCGGAACACAAAGACTACATAGAAGAAGTTGCTAATAAAAAAGATATTAGTTCATTATCTATTAAAATGATGGTTTTATCTCAAGCTGACCAAAATCAGCCTGCATTACAAGAATTAAGTAAAGTTTATGATGAATCTTATTTAGATAAAGTTATAGAGACGAATGATAAGCAATCTGAAAACGAGCAATTAGCTAGAGAAGTAATAAAAGAAAAGAATAAACAATTAGGTATAGCAGAAAAAGCAGTTGGAGCCTTGTTTGCTAACGATAGCGCTAAGTATTTTGAGTATATGGTAAATCCTAAAGCTATTGAATTAGAAGATGGAAGATATGTGCCAGGATATTGGACGATTGAGCAGGGTAGAGCTAAAGGCTTTTCTAAAGCTCAATTAAACTACTTACAATTCCATAGAGACCTTGTCGCGGAAAGAAGTAAACAAATATTAGGAGACCAATATTATGAAACGGCTAGTCCTGATATGGAGATTATTCAAACGGATAAAGGATTCCAAGAAGCTTATAAATCTGAAGGTTTAATAAATGCTTTTTCTTATTACTTAGGTGGGGGTAAAAATAATTTGAGTAGAGTAAGGATTGAATATACTGACCCTGTTACTAAAAAAGAAAGCATAGATTACTTTGCTAATATAGAAAGAAAGATTGCTAATTACGGAAAAAAAGGATTATTAGAGAAAGGAAAAGCTTTAGCTCTAGTTTTAAGATACAACTTTAAAGCAAGGAGACAATTAAAGTCTGGAATGAATGCAGATGAAAAAGTTAATCCATTAGAAGTAAAAGGTTCAGGAGAATACTCTATGAATGGACAAGGTCAATTAGTTAGTAAGTTTGATAAACCTCGTTCTTCGGGAAGAGGATATTCAACAGACTTCTTCCGTGCTGCTAATGAGTTTATTGCAGAGACTGCTCATGTTAAAAATATGAGTAAGGTGTTGACTATATCTAGGGCAGTTCAGCATTTAGCTAAAGATGGGTATGATAAAGCGGGTGTAATGCAGAAACCTAATGTAGCAGAGTATTTAGAATTATGGATGAATATGCACTTATTTAAACAATCTAAAGAAAATGACCCTTTATTAGATGCTTCTTTAAAGAAATTAAGGGCTTTAACAAGCATGACTACAATGTTATTTAATACTACTGCCCAAGGCATAAACATCTTTATGGGTAATTACAATAACTGGAGGTCTGAAAATGGAGAAACTTTAAGAAAAGGTAACGCTCGTTTATTTGCAGGAAAAAGAGAATTTAATAAAAAAAGTGGATATGGTGTATTTAATAAATATGCTATGGATATTGTAAGAAAATATAATATTGCTAGTATAGATACAGAATCAAATCCAAGATTAGAAATAGGTTCTTTTTTCGAGAAATTAGGTAGCTTAGGAACAAGATGGGGAGAGATTCAAATTCAATCTTCTTTAGCTTTAGGCTTGATGTCAGAAGCTGATTACAATAGTTTTCAATACGTTACTAAGCCTAATGGAGTTAAAGTATTAGAAGTTAAGCCTGGGGTAGACGAACAGGCTTTGAAACAAAGAATTATATCTCACTCTAATCGTGTAAGTGACATTCAAGGTAAATACGGAGAGAAAGACCGCAGAAATATAATGAATGGAGAAATAGGTAAAGCTGTATTTCAATTTAAAGTATGGATACCGGATTGGTGGAAAGAAAGATACGGAGCAGAATATATAGATAGAAATAACGTAGTTCGTAAAGGTAGCTGGACTGTTGTATCATCTAAAGGAATTAAGGCTCTTAAAAAGCAAATTAAAGACAAAGGAGTGTATAAAGGATTGTTTGATGGAAAAACTCCTGAATCAAAAGCATTTTTATCTAACCTTAAAGGGGTTATGGTAACAGCTTTATTCTTAACTCTTAAATATTCAGATGATGAAGATGAGCGTAAAAGAAAAGCAGCTTCTTTAGCAGATAAAATGGTAGGTAATATGTTATTTATATTTGACCCTGACCAATTAAAATTCACTATAACTAGCCCTGCTGCATCTTTAGGAACGGCAGGTAAGTTAATAGACGCCACAGGAAAGTTATTAAAGTTTGATGCAGAAGAAGCTGAAAAGGCAGGTAAAGAACTTGGAAGTATAGCTCCGGGTAAAAAACTTTATAATTACTATGATGAATTATCAGAGGAATAAGAAAATAACGTAAATTTGATTAAAATAAATTAAAGAAATGGCATTAGAAAGATTAGATTTATCAGCACAGATTTGTGTAGAGGATAGTTGTACTAAATTATTATTTAATGATACTACGGGAAGCGTAGATGCTGTTTGCGCTACCGATGTAAACGAACTTGGTTATGGTTTAGTTGACGGCATAACATCTGCGGATGTTGCAGGTGCTGTAATTAACGTTTATTATCCATTACTTACCTCTCCGGTTAAGTTTACATTTGTAATAGAAGCTAATGAAATTACGGATGCTACAATAACAGATTTGACTAATGTAACAACTAATATATTTTCTTTATTAACCTCTACTGTATTTCCTTTTGTTGATTTTGATATATCAGCAGATTATGGAGTTACGGTTCCTGAAGTTACAGACGGATTATATACTTGGGATTATACTATTACAGGTACTATCCCTGAACCTTTTTCTTATACTACATCGGGAGGATTTACATCTGATTGTACTACGGATTGTTGTATAGAGAAATCTTATTTAGAAATAGATTCTGATTGTGGATGTTTTGAAGATAATATAAAAACTATTATACGCTCAGAAGTATTCTTATGGGCTTCTCGCTACGCTATGAATGTTGGACAGGATAGTAAGGCAGATGATTTTTTAACAAAGGCTAAAGAGAATTGTGAAACTAATTGTAAAGACTGTTAACTATGTGTGGATGTAAAGGAAAATGTGGTTGTAATATAAACCAAACAACTAAAGGGGAAAAGGGTGATAATGGCGCCGGTTTAATATATAAAAACTATGTTGTTCTTTTACAACAAGGACCTCTTGACGTTCCTCAAGTTATTTTGTTATATAATGATTTAGGGTTTACGCCTATTTGGGAAAGACTCGGTGCTGGAACATATGTGTCTAATAATGTTGAGTGGGCAAGTTATAGTGATAAAACATATTGTTCTGTAACGCAAGCTCCTGTATATAATTCTGGTTATACGCATTGTAGTTTTGATGCCGAAGAAAATCGAATACTTATATTTACATATAATAATTTAGGAGTTTTAGCTGATGATTTGCTAAGTGATGATGATTTGTATTATAAAACTAATTTAGAAATAAAAGTATATAATTAAAAAATAATAAAGATGTGTGGATGTAAAGAAAATTGTGGTTGCAACATAACCTCCTTAACAAGAGGAGAAAAGGGAGAAATAGGCTATCAAGGTATTCAGGGTATTCAAGGTATTCAAGGTGTTGCTGGGGTTGGAATTGCATGGAAAGGAAGTTTATCTACAGCTCCTTTAAGCCCTTCAATAAATTGGGGATATTATGACACTACTTTAGATAAGAGTTTTATTTGGGACGGAGATTCTTGGGAAATTATTGCTCAAGACGGAGCTACTGGCAATATAGGACTTACGGGACCAGTTGGTCCAGTAGGGCATAATGGCGATGATTCTACTGTTATTAGAACTAGCACTACGCTTAACACTATTAGCCTTACCTCTAAATTATTTTACTTCGCTTCAGCTCCTGCGTTAGGTTGGTTAGTAGGTACTAGATTAAGAGCATATTACAATGGTTCAAATTATATGGAAGGTGTAATTAGCACCGTAAGTTCAACTAGCGTAACCATATTGGTAGATTATATAGTAGGCTCTGGTAGTTATTCTTCATGGAATATTGCTATTGCAGGAGATGTCGGAACAGGAATGGCTGGCGCTATATCATTTCAAACAATGACTTTTAATGGAACGGATACTCCATTTTTTAGAAAAGTAGGTGTTGGAGGTAGATTAGCTTTAAGCTTTATATACCCAGGTTCATTAGTAAGCGCAATACCGCGTTACATAAAAATTATAGCTTATTGTAGTGATATTGTAGGGAAAGGTAGAATAACAATAACAGATGATACAACAGGATTAGAATGGATTTCTTCTACTTTATTTACACCTGGTTCTACCATGGCAGTAATAGTTAATATTGGAGTTCCTTCAAATATATCTACAACAGAATCATTGATTAGTGTAATTCTAGAAGGAGACACTGCCTTAAATACTTTAGACGTAGAATCTTTATTTATAAGTTACTTATAGCGACAATAATTATTTTACTACTTAATACGAATAAATTAAAAAATAATTAAAATGGAAAATGGAAATACAAACTAAACATAGGCTAAAAATATTAAACTCTAAGTGTGAATATGTTTGCGCTGTAGAAAACCTATCTAAGAAATTAGATTACGGAGATGATATTGAATGTTGCTTAAATAAGTTATTCTTAGCATCTAAGTTAATTAATAGATTAGAGTGTTATAACTTTCCTACAGAAACAACTACACTAAGTACTAATAGTGAGTTTTATACAGAGTTAGGTGAATCTCAAGCAGATAGATTATATAGAACTTTTCTGTTAGATATTAATTTAAATATTAATGGAACAATATATAATATAGTTTCAGATGGTGTAAATATCGGAATAACATTAATAATAAATAAATTAACACAATTAGGGGTTTTTGTTTTTTGTATTACTTCAAAAGAAAGTTTAGAACTTACGTTTGGATTAACATGTGATATTTTAGACATAAGTTTTAATATTAAATATGGAGAAACAGAGTGGGTTCCATATACATTTGCTAATACAGTTCCTGGAGTATGTGGTAATCCGATAGTTATTATGCCTAAAATCTGCATAGAACAATCTGATTTAAGAGAAATGTATGCCGTACTAGACAATCTACTATCTTAATACAATAACTTATATAAAACTAAAAAGAGACTAATACTAGCCTCTTTTTTTTATTTCTTTAAATCTTTTAAACAGAATACTATTCCTTCACACCACTTTTTTTTATTCTTATTTATAGTGAATTTAGAATGAGGTATTGTGGTTAAAAACTTCCACACACATAATCCTTTATCTTCCCAAAATACATTTATTTTAAGTCTACCTTCTTTTGGTCTTGTAAATATACCTTCTTCGGTAACATATATATCTCCACCTCTGAATAAATCTATCTCATCGCGGAAATAGCCGTCAAATTGAATAGTATCATCTCCTATCGCAGAAACAATTACAAGATTATTTGCTCTTGCCATCTTCATAACATACTTAGTGAAACTATCATCGTAATTATGACCGTTTATAAGTTTAGCTAATTCTTCGTAGGTTGATATTGGCATAATGTTATTTTAAACGAAGTGTTTTTTTAATGCTTTTCTTAACTGTCTCCTCGTACTTATCGTTATCCTCTTGGTTCTTCTTAGCTACTCTTTTGAAGATTTGCTTTTGCTCTTCTTGTTTAGCTCGTCTTTTAATAAACTTCTCCGGTTCTGCTGCCATATTAACCTGAACATCATCTGCTAGTATAGCATAAATATCAGTCTCGTGCATAGTCAAGTATGGGTCTCCTGCTATAACTAATTCTAAGTTAGCATGCACATTATACATTACTTTTAAGCCTACTCTAAGGTAAGGAACTACTTCGGGACCAACAGCAATAATATATCCTACTGTGCCTTGAGATAGCTTAGAAGTAGATATAATAATACCTCCCTTAGACTTTCTTTCTCCATTAATAGTTTCTTGGATGATTACGGACTTGCCTAATGGTATAGCATCAAATGTAATATTCTTTAAATCTGATGGTACGGATAGTGAATTAATTCTTTTAATTAAATCTTCGTTAAACTTTTCTTGCATTGTTTTGTTTTTTTTTGGTTAAAATTAATTATTATTATTTACATATCTTAATATTTTGAACTTTAATTGAAACTTTCTTCACTTAGCTCAACTTGTTTATCTTTATAGTAATTGATTAATAGGGTTCTTTGCTTGTCTGTCAACAGTTTATAGTCAACACTATTAATAAGTCCTATGATGCCAGCAAGATGTGGTTGAACCTCAAATGAATCAAATGCTATGTATTCCTTAATGGTATTTGGACTACCGTAATCATGGTGGCTTACAAATTTTAATAATTTATTGTAAACGTCTATGCTTATAGATTTACGATTAGTTAAATAGCAAGGATTAGCGAATCCCATATACGCCACACATTCTCTTTTTTTGAATGCCGGAATACGATTATAGATTGCTAAATACTCAGATTTGTTGATTTGTTTTACTTCTTGTCTCATGTTTTAGGGTTTAGTATTAAAAATTTATTGATGTTCCTTCTATTGTAAAGAATGCAGGCTTAAACTCATGTTTTCTAAATCCGATTATGCTATCTGATTCTGCTATTATCCAATTAGGAGTTATGCACTTGTCTGTAACTTTAAAAGTTATTCCGTTATTAAGCTTTATAACATCACCGTAAAACATTCTTTCAAATGAATCTAAATCAAATCTAACCTCAACCTTGTACTCGTAAGCAGGAGTTATTTTAAACTTCTTACATATCCATAATTGAAGTTTTGAATAGTTAGTTTTACTGTAATTTAAAACTTTAAAAGATTTTATTTTGTGTGTTTGTTTTTGCATATACTGTTTATACTTGAAATTAATTAAAAAGGTTACAAACTTGCCATATTATTTATATAATCCTATCATTTTATTATAAATTATCCTTAAACTAATTCTTTCTTCTATCTCGTAATACGTATCCATTTTTATAAGACTTTCTTTAATTCTTTTTGCTATTTCCGTAGCTTCTTTTATTTCAGGAATACTAGCCTGTAATTTTGGATATTTAATTTTCAAGTTTTCTATTTCGTCAGAAGCTGCTTTTCCAAAAATTTCCACTATCCTTTCTTTGTAAATAGCTCCATTGCCATGCAGATGTAAGTTATCATGCTCGGACTGTCCATAAATATTCAATAGATTAAACCTAATGGATGGAAATGCCCCTACTGAATACAAGTGTCCGGCGTGCATAACATAGTTGTCAAACCCTCCGCTAATACATTCATGACCTTTGTCAATTAACCTAACTATTGCATTTATTTCTTTTTCCAATCCTGATTTATAGTCGCTTAAAGTTTTCAACTTCTCAACCATCTCTTTCTTCTTTACTTTCCACTCATCCTTTTCTTTTCTCTCTACAGCCTTCTTATTATACTCCATGGCGCATCTAGGACTACAAAGGAATTGTAATGGATTGTATTCAGGAGTAAACTTTTCTTTGCAGTTTTTACAAGATTTAGGTTTAGCCATTGAATATTTGTTTAAGAAGTTTAAGGCTTTCGGATTCGTTATATCTAGGTATCTCTATACCTATCTTATTATCGTTGATTACTACTCTTCCAACTATTAATTGTACAGGTAAGCCATATCTTACACAAAGCCAAATTATTTGTTCTTCTGATAGAATACTTTTATTTGTCTTACCTGCAAAGTATCTAGATAAACAACCTGCCGTTATTTTAAAGTTTCTTTCAGAAGCATCTTGTATTACTTTCGCTCCTATATACCCTTGACCCTTATCGGAAGGATACACTTCTTGGAGCCTTTTAAGAAGCGCTTGCTTTATTTTAGACGAGTCTTTAACTATTGACATAATTTACGAGTTACATTGTTCTACGTAAGCATAAACATTTTCAGCCACATGATTAATTTCTTTTTCTAAATCCTTATTTGATTTCTTATCACTAAAGTAAACCATACCTTTATCTTCTCCTAATTCATTCTTAATAACTATACGAGTTAATAAAGGCTCTAAGGATGTAGTAATAAAAGATGAATCATTACATTCACCTATAACTGTAAATTCGCCTGATTTTCCTGCTCTTTTTTCCATTTTGTTATTTTTTTAATGTTACTTCTTTATAATATTTTTCTACATATTGTTCTGCCGGTAATATAAGTATTTCGTTTTGCTCACACCACATTAGAACTTTCTCTACAAACTCAGCAGTTTCTTTTTTACTAAGTTCAGCTAAGCTTCTAACATGGGTTCTCATAATAGACATTTTACCAATAGTTACCTTATTTTGGTAGGATAAAAACTCTGGAGCAAACACTTCTTTATGTATTTGTTCTACTGTATTGAAATGACTAAACATCTCACAAGTTAAACAAGTTCCTAATATTCCTCCGAAGTAGTAAGAGAATTGATTTACAGATGGTCTGCGTATCTTTTCTTTTATAACTAATTCAAATTCTCTGCCGGCTAAAGATTCTCTCTGATTAGCCCACATATTAGTATCATAAAATAGTATGTCTCCATTAGGTTTTACCCTACCGAAATGTCTTATAATAAGATTAGCCATAGACTAGAAAGGCATATCATTTGAGTCGTCTAAATCCGAAACAATATCAGGGCTTTCACAAACTTCTTGTTTAAAAACAGGCTGTTTAGCGTTTAATCCGTTATCTTGATTCTCATCTACAACATCAGTATAATCAGGTTTAGACGCCCCTGCTTTAGCAAAGTAAGCAGTTAAATACTCTTGTAATTCAGCATCTAATTCAGACGCTACTCCATTTGTAGCTTCAGATACAGGCATTACTTCATACACAGGCTCAAAGTATTTAGTTACGCCTTTCTTCATAGGATTAGCAGATTTAACCACAACTCCAATCTCTGTAACTTTTTTACCATCACAAAATTCAATGAATGGACCTAATGCAGAACCCGTTAATTGTAAGTTAGCAATAACTAATCCCTTACCTTCTTCTTTAATAGCTACATATACAGATTGAACATACTTTAAGCCTTTAGGAGCTAACTTCTCTTTTACTTGCTCATATAAGCCAGTCATTACAATACCATTCTTTGTTCTAACCGTAAACGGTTCTTTCTTTGTGCTACGAACTTCATTTGAGTAATAACCTACTTTCTCTTGGTCGTTATAACCTTTGCAAGTAGATAATATATCTAATGGGATAAAGATAAATGGTAGCTCGATAAAGATATTCTTTGCACTTTCTTTATCATAATACTTGAATTTTCCTTCTGAACCTGACCAATCAATATATTTGGTACAAGGACTTACTAACCTTTCTGTTGGGTTGCTTCTGCTCATTTTGTTTGTTTTTTTGGGTTTATATTTATTTAATTTTTACTCTTCTGCAAATCTATATAACTTTTATTACATATACAACTTTTATTCAAAATAATAATTCTTTGTCTGTAAATTTATTTTTTTTGTTTGTCCATTTAGCGATACTTTTAAGCTTACCTGCCTCAACAGTATCTTTCTTATTGCCGTGTGTGTGGATTCTACCGAGCTTTGGTATGTTTAAATCTATTACACATACTTTAGACAACTTCATGTTTATATGGAGCATATAGCATCCTATTATAGTTTGTATTTGTTCTCTTGTAAATCCTGGATTACTTTTTAGAACTAAATCTATTTTCTTTAAATTCATATTACTCTATTAATTCATCTATAACTATATTATGCTTTTCCATCAAGTCGTATATCTCATAAAATACCTTGTCTATATCGGAATCATTTTCTAGTTTGTGTCTGAGGTTATGTGTTATTTCCAATAATACAAGTGTCATATCTAAAGATTTATTTGCTCTTTTGTAAGCCATCTTATCTTCTTGGTTGTTTAAATCAAATTCTATTGTTGCTTTCATATTGTTTTTATTTTAAATTAAATACTTTGTCTAAATTAATCTGAATATTCCATTGTAAATCTGAAACATCAACTTTTTTAGGTTCCTTTATTAATAACTCCTTTGCTTTTGATTTACTTAAATGTTTCCTATTAATTAACCATGCTTTAGCAGTTTCATTAAAACCAATATGAACTGGCAAATTAGTAATATTAAATAACTCCTTTTGTCTAAATGCTAAAGTTTGATTTTCAAATACAAAGTAATTTGAGTATGTTATAAAATATTCATTGTTTGGCTTTTCCATATTGATTTTATTGGTGATTTAAAGGTTAGTTGGTTTTAGCAAGTAGTTACCAGCAATTAGACATCGAACCCTTCCAACATTAATTTGTTGTGTAATATCTCGAGCCTTTCTCTCGGACTAAATAGGATATTGAAATCTTCCCACTTAATTCCACAAATTAATGCTGATACTTCTTTAAGTCCCATTTTCTGATTAAGCGATAACGATTTATACCAACTAACTGCTGGTAACAGTACCTTTAAGCCATTTTTTATTTCTTTGTTATTCATATTCGTTAATTATTGTTTTAAATTAATATTTGGTAAACGGCTCAAAGCTGCAAAGCGTTAGTTTCAATAAAATAAACCATTGATGTTTACTTTTCTAATGTTAATATAGGTTGATAAATATTACCTTTTACCTCACAATTTCCATTAATATATGAAGATGTTTGCATATCAAAAGATGTGTAAAATGGAGTTTTTCTATTAAAGTCATTTTGATGCGTATTTATTGCAAAACCTCCTGCAACCCTAAATACATTATACATAAAGTTTTTATTTTTATCTTCTAAAATATCACCTTCATAAATTTCAACTCCATTTTTGTCCTTTAACCCTATAAGTTGCATAGGCTCTGAGTTATGAATATCATTTGATTCATTAAACCATTGATAGCCTTTCCTTACAGGTTTGCCATCATTTATATTAACATCGCATCGCATTTCCTTACCATTCCATGCCCTAAACTTAATTTCTCTGTTCATATTTTTTTATTTTAATTTATTTGGTTTATTTTACTGTAAACTAACAAAATATTCAATCAATTTGGCTATTACATAATTGCTCAGACAGCCAAACAGATTAAATATCCAGCCGTTATGGGAAATTCAATTTTTTACCCACCGCACCAGTGAATACCACAAACGCTTGAAGTTGTCTGTAATATCAGTTCTACGTTCTTTTTTACAATAGGCATTTAAGCCATCTTCAATTCCACTAAATTTGCCTGTATGTTCAAGCGATTTGTTAAATGTGATTTCATAGGTTGCTGAACCTGTTTCGCTGTAACCAATAAATTTGTGCATTACAACTCTGTACTCTTTATCTTTTTTCATTTTGAAATTTGTTTACGCCAACCCACAAAAAAAATGAACTATCCCATAACACGGGTTTGGCAAAATGCCGCAGGACAGTTAGTGCTAAAAATTAAGTTTCGAGTAGCGGCACTTCGCCAAGCCCGAAACCGTTATAGGTAAGTTGTGTATCATTTAGAAACATTTTTGATAAGCGTATAATAGTGTTTTGTTATTCCGCTAAAATCAGTTTTCAATTCTAAATTATTTGCGAATCTTTCTTTAGCTGAATTATATTGTTTTTCAGTAATTCTAATATTACCAACATTATAACCAAAGTGCTTTATGAAAAAAGTAATTATTAAACTTTCGCCATTATTTATTCTTTCATCTATTTCTTTTTGTGTAATTCTCATAATTAGTTTTTTTATATTGTGTATTAATTAAAAATTCGTTACAACCTACCTATAACCCAACCCTTACCCAACTCGGTCGACACCTTCGCTGGGTAAGGCTTCATCCGTTATGTGCCATTATAAGTGACCACCCTCCACAAACTTGACTAAATGGTCGGCACACCATTGAGCCTTATTTAGTGGGTCTAATGATAGATAGTTTTTCATCCAAGCATCTTTAGTCATTCCATGCTTCATAACGGCTTTCACTTGCTCAAATCTATCATCTGTAAATAAGTCAAGTTTGCCTTGTTCCTTTAATATCTTCTTTGTTTCTACTTTCATCTTGTGAATAATAACGGCACATAACAAGGGTTTTGCGTAATAGCCCTTCAAATGTCGTGGTTAATTTTAAGTTTCTACTAAGGGCTACTACGCAAAGCCCCGATACGTTATAAGCAAGTGGGCGAAAATGCCCACCAGACTTATAACACGGGCTAAGAAGAAAGTTTTTAAAAAGCCCACGCACGGTTTATGCTTCTGAATCAAATTCAAGTGCAATAAAGTTTTGTGTTTCTGGAAATACTTCCTGCAACTCTTTTAATTCTTCTTCTGTATGCACTTGGAACACTCCAATTGATTTATATACGCCTGATGAACTTGGTTCGTCAGAGGCATCTTCCTCATTCTTTTTTGTGTCAAAAATGCAAACCTCCACATCCAATGGAAATTTTTGTAACTGCTTAATCAATTGTTCGTTTTTCATTTTGTATTTATTTAGTTGTTAATAATTCCTACGCTATTTTTTAAAAACCTTCTCTTAGCCCGAAAACGTTACCACTCATTTTGCTTTAAATATTCTAAAGAAGTTCAAGTTTTTGTTTAACTGATTTCCAATAATTTATAGATAATTCAATATCTTCTCCAAAAGTCCCACCATCTCCCAAAATTGGTAATGATGGACTTGAATTAATTATTTCATTTACTGTTATTATCGAATGAATTATAGCGTTTCGGTAACCATCACATTCTACACATCTCATTTGATAACTTTCAATCAAGTCATTTGCTTTCTCTTTTGGTGTCATATTTTTTTTGTTTTAATTTTCTATTAATGTTTAATTTAAGTACTCAAAACGTGTGGTAACATCACCTAATAAACAGGCGGACATCTACTATATTTCCACCACGCGTCTATTAGCTGCAAAACGTTAATCATTAATATTCTTTAATTTCTCCTGTTTTATTATTAGTTAATTTAACTGATTTTAAATCATTTTTACCATCATCAACCCAAATAAATGTACTTTGCATAATTTCCCAATTCTCTTTCCCTTTGGTTTGTTCAGGATGCGCTGCTTTAACTTTATCTAACATATCAACCGAATAATGTAACCATTGCAATAAGTCAATTGAAAATCTTTCAAAGTTTTCTTTATTCACTACATTTATTAATTTCTCAAATGTATTAATCTCGTATTTTTTAGCTTTTTTCATAATTATATGTTTTTGTTTTTAAGTTTACAATGCGTTATAATAACATTCAGCTTCTTCTTTCGTTTTAAATTGCGCAATTGTTATTACCGTTCCCCTTTTTAAAACTCTTACAATCCATTTATCTGCCAATTCAGCATAACTAACTCCAACTTTTTTGTTTTTACACATACCTTTTTTTTTGGAATAAGAGTTTCCGTAATTTATCCCTGCCATCAGTTAAGCCGTTACTATTATATCTTTAAAGAACCTAACTCCATTAACTGTTCCTTCTTTTAAGAACTCTTTATTAGTAGACATATATTCTTTTACTTTAGCTTCATCTATACATAACCATTCTCTAGGTATTTGAGATATATCAGCAACTTCAAATTTCCATGTATGCCTTAATCTTGTAGTCTTGTTAGCTTCCGCCTCTAACTCTATCTGAGCAGCATCTTCTTCTGTTTTAGCCAACATTAATTTTTTAGCTATTTCTTCTTGCTTTTTAATCTCAAAGCTTTTAATCTGATTTTTAGCATGAACTAAAGCTGTATTTAAAGCTCCTGTTAGATTCTTGGCAGTAGAGTCTATTAATCTACCTTCGTCAATAGATGGTTGCTTTAATTCAACTCTTTTAGCCTCTACAGCCTTTACTAATCCATTTGCTTTAGATAAGTTCTGCTGAGCAATAGATAGGCTAGTTTCGCAAATAACTTTAATCTGTAAGCAGTTGTTAGCTATTGTGTCTAATTCATCTTTTAAAGCAGATAATCCTACTAAGGATGCTGCTAATTTCGGGTTTACTAATTGATTTTCCATGTTGCTTATTGTTTGATTTATATAGTTTAACGTAAATAAAAATAAAAGGTTACAAGTTTGTCATATTTTTTTTATAATTCGTAAACATTCCCTTCATTAGCCATTTTATTAAGATGCCATTCTGCAATTTTAGTTTTAAGTATATCCTCTAATTGCTTCTTTTTATGTTCCTCCGCAACCTTGTAGACCTTAATTCTAAAGTCGGTTTTACACTCTTTCCACAATTCTTTTTTCTTATCTATATCTATATCTATTGGACCTATTTTACTTATCATATCGTAAATCTTAGCTCCCGCGATATAGTTTAATAAATATCCTTCTCCATTATGCTTAATAAACATATCGTAGAACCCTTTAAAGGATTCTTTTACAAGCAATTGTTCTATTTTAGAAAGCATCTTCTGTATTTGTTTCTCCTTTAGTATAATTTTCAAAAGCACTATATTTACCCATAAATCTTGCATATACAGCCTTTGTTTCTCCGTATCTATTCTTAGCTACATTAATCTCACAAAGTCCTCTTAAATCGGTTCCATCAACGTCCTTTGGGTCTTTCTCGTAGTAGTCAGGGCGATATAATAACCAAACTTGTACTGCATTAGCCTCAATGGCTCCAGAGTCTTTTAAATCAGACATTTTAGGACGCCTACCTTCTTTACTAGCCTCCCTAGATAATTGAGATAACTCTATTACACAAAGATTATATTTCTTATGAAGCTCTTGTAAACCTTTTACTCTTAAAGACATTTGCCTTTCTTCCGAAATTCCTTTATATTCCTCGTAAGTATTATTCATTAACTGTAAGTAGTCTATCATTACAACTATTGTTTTACTCATAGGTATAGTTCTTCTCATTTTTCTAATCTTAGTTTCCATATACTGCCAAGTTATACCTGCCGTATCATCTATTACTAAGTTACTCTTGAGTTTACTTCTAAGCCTTTGTATCTTCACAACATCATCATCCATTACATTACCGCTTCTTATTTGCCAAGAGTTAATATTTAAGCAGTTAGCCCAAAGATTCTTCATTAATTGAGTTCCCGGCATCTCTAAAGAAAATACTACTAATGGAGCATCTGATTCTACGGCTACATTCTTCATAATGTTAACCATTAAGCTAGACTTACCTGCGCCGGGAGGAGCGCCAACAACAATAATCTCTTGCTTTAAGCCACAAGTAATCTTATCTAACTCATCTAATCCTGTTTTGTAGCCGATAATCTCCTTCTTGTTATTCTGAGCATCTTCAAACTCTTTGTAGGTCTCATCGAATAAATCTGTTATACTTTTCTCTACAGATAGGTTATTCTTAATAGAATCTAAATCATTAAATATATCTTTCATTCTACCTACATTCTCATCTATATCTCCGTTGTGAGTAAACAGTTGATTGTAAGAGGAGTGAATAGTAGGTTTTAGCAATCTTCGGGAGTACATATCAAACACTACGCTCATGTGTTCGGATATGTTTTGTTTTATCTTATAATCTACCGCATGAAAACTACCGAGTATTAACTTAATATCTTCTTTAGCGTAACCAAGTTTAAACAGCTTATCTCTAAGTAAGAATACATCTGTTTTAACCTTATTACTATGGTTATCTTTTATAATCTTAAATAGAGTTCTGTTAGATGGTTCTTGCCATATATCCTCAAAAGCATAATTCTCGCAGGAATGGAATAAATCTGTATCTTCTGCATAAGAGGATAATATAGCTAATTCTAAATCTTTGTATTTCATATTTTACGTTTTATTGAAAAAAAGATGACTTTAGTTTTTCTTCTTCTTTAATCTTAAACTCTGGCTTCATCCAAACGCTTAACATCTTTCCTTTCCAATTAAGAACTTGTTTACCGCTACCATCTTTCCAATTCATAGTAGTATAATAATCAAATGCTCTCTCCGCCACCGCTTGTTGGTATCCCTTTTCCTTGAAGTAAGATTTAACTTCCTCTAATAAAGGAGGATTAAAGGATTTGCTTGCCGTTTTAGCCATTTTCTTTGGAGTAAAGTAATCTTTTAAGCAATTATATAAATCATCTCTTAAATCAAGCTTAATGACTTTATTATCATCTATAAACTTTAGAGTTTTTCCTTTATCAGAGTCAGTTATTTCTAATTTCATATTCTATTTTTTAAATATTTCTATTGCGCCTACTATTAAAAGTAATACAGTTACAACTATTGATAATCCAACAGCTATTTCTAATAACATTTCCTGGTTATTGTTCATCTTTATTTTCATCTTTAGTTTGTTTAGATTTCTTTTCTAATTCTCTAGCTTCTGCTTCTTTTCTAACAGATACCATTACATATCTTATTACTTGTTCCGCCACTACTTGTAAACCATAGGCTGTTTGTACCATCTTAGTTAGTCTTTCTGCTATAAACTTAGGGTCGGAACCGGGCATCTTCATTTTTTTAGCTTCTTTTAAATCTATTTGGAATCTCTCTATAATATTCTTAGAAATTAATAGACAAGCTAAATCGTCTGATACTCCAGGCTCTACATTAATAGAGTAGCCTTCGTCTGTAATTTCAATTTCGTATTCAAACGATTTTTTGATTTTGATTGGTTTCATATTTATATTTATTAGTTATTTTCTATTTTTCCATTCTATTGTAGAGTATTGACCTCTAGTAGCCCCTTCATTAATATCGTATCCTTTATTTTTAAGATAATCTACTTGTACCTTATTCGCAGGAAGTTCAGATATAATCTCGTTACACATAGCTTTAGTGTAAACTGTATTTTTAATATCGTACCCTAATCCCTCTATCCAAGTTAATTGTGCTTGTGTTGCAGGTTCTCTCATTCTAATAGAATCACTTAATACCGGCTTAGGTAGTTTTAATAAATTTACCTTTTCGTCTTTGCCCAATGTGTGTTCTATTTTTGCTAATCTAGCATTTCTTTCGTCTAATAATAAATTCTTTTTCTCTTGAGTAGTAAAACATCTTTCTTCAATAGGCTTCTTTTTATCAAGTTCCCAAGCGTTAATTAAATTATGTCTATTAGTTACATCAACAACATCTAAAATAATAGCATTTTGACCAAACTTTTCTGCAAATGTAGGTGTTTTTAATCTAGCTGTTCTTCCAATGCTTTGTAAATATTTAGTTAGAGACTTAGTTGGACATGCCATAATCGCACAACCTGTATCAATGTGGTCAAATCCAGCTACTAAAATATTTACGTTAGTAATTACTTCTATCTTACCTTCTTTAAATTTAGATATATTCTCACTTCTTTCAGGCGTTAATTCTTCATTACTACTTACGGCTACTGCATTTATACCATTCGTTTGGAATACTTCCGCTAAATCTACAGCGTGTTGTATGCTTACACAAAAGGCTATGGTTTGTCTACCTACCGCATATTCTTTCCACTTATCAACTATTAATTGATTTCTTGCTAATGTATTTACTTCGTTTGATAAATCTCCTTGGTTTAAATCGCCGGCAGTTGTTTTAACCTTATCTAAATCAACATTAGTTTTTATTCTAATAGCGTCTAATTCAGCGCACCAATTATCCTTAATACCTTCCCCTAGTCCGTAGTCAAATGATATAGAATCAAATATATCTCCTAGCATCATGCCATCTGCCCTTGTTGGAGTTGCTGTACATCCTAATAATAACTTAGGTTTAAAGTGCTCTATAACGCTATATGCCGATTTGCTCCCGAAAAGGTGTGCTTCGTCACATATAATACAATCGTAATAATCGCTTGGCAACTTACTTAAACGTCTCACTACGGTCATAACGGAACCCATAACAACATTTGCATCAGGCTTAAATATATCTCCTTTTATGCAGCCCATACTAAAGCCTTTCATGGCAAATCTCGATGAATCATCCTTAACATAATCTAAAAAACCTACTTCTTTAACATGATTATAAAATTGTTCATCAAACTTATCTGCTATAAAAGCCATAGCTGATTGCGATACGAGCTCCTCTTGAAAACTCAGCCATAATACGCGTTTGAACCCCATTTTTTCAAGTAGCTTTATTAGAATATATGTTTTTCCTGCGCCGGTAAAAAGGCAAATTAATTGAGATAACACTCCTTTATCATAATTACTCATTACGGCATCGTGGCATTTCTCTTGATATGGTCTAAGTTTTTTCATTAAGCTGCTATAAATGATGTTTTATTCTTTTTATAATTGTTTAAGTATTTGTAAATAGTGCCTTCTTTATATTTGACTTGAGAATCAGTTGCCAACTTAACGGTTTCGTAAAATATACCAGTCTCTACATTTAACACTAGTTTTGCCTTTGGGTTATTTCCGCCTAAATATTTCCCTTCTTTTTTTTGAGACATTATCAGTCTAGTTGCTAAATCGTGTTTCTTTTTATAAAATCCATTATCAACTCCTTTTAAACCTATTACCTTATATCCACTAGCGTATCTTTTATTCATTTGGATTCTGGCTTTTTCCTTTGTCTCATCTGAAACAACTCTATTTTTAGCAATTTCACTAATCTTCTTTTTTGATTCTTCGCTCCATTTATAACCTCTATTACTAGATGCGGTTGGAGATAAATTGCAACATTTTTTATTAGAAATATGAAAATTAATATATCCTTGTTCTATCTCATCTAGCTTATCGTATTCGCAAAGCTCTATTATTATAAATTCTGGCAATCCGTATTTATCAGAAATTCTTTGAATAACCTTATTGCAATGTTTTTGTTTTCTAATCTTGGTAAAATGTTGAACTTTTCTTTCTTTTAAATTTACGGACTGACCATAATAATAATATCCAGAATCTTTCCATTCTAATTTATAAATACCTGATTGTTTCATTAGTTAAAAATACCCGCGCTAATACAAGGGCTCAACCGTTGCTTATTAGCTTCGGACAATGTAAAAGGCGGGATTATTTTAAATATTTTCATACGGTTGAGCAATACAAATTTAACTAATTATAATAATATATACAAATTTTTTAACCATTTTCACGAATCTTTTTAAGTTCTTTAATGAAGTTAGCGTAGGTTATCATAAACGTACTAGATACTTTGTTATAAGCTTCTTCTATATCAGATACGCTATACTTTTCTTCATCTTTAATTTCTTCCCAATCTAAAGAATCTTCTACTACCCACTTGACAATAGCTTCCCCTTCTTTATAAGCATAATAATAGTTTTTATTTTGAACCCCTTGTTCTACAATTATTCCCGTTCTTTTGTGTTTGTACTTTTTCATATTGTATTTATTTAATTGTTAATAAATAAAGCCACCACCAATAAGACATGAACGAACTTAATGATGATGGCTTCGGCTAGTAAACCCCTTTACTTAGACCAATGTGTTTTTTAGAATGTGGGTAATATGAATATGTTGATGTCATTTGTTTAGGG